ATAGTCTGGACAAAATCTTTAGCTGATGGGAGTCCTGCCGCAACGGCACGATTAACCAAGTCGCCAGTAAACACAGCGTAGTCGAGGTACTTACCAGTCACATCCCTGATTACGCCAATGGAGTTACGGACAGGCTGTTGCAAAACTTTAGGCAGAGCAGCAATTGTTTGTTGTACAAAACTTGGCGTAGGTGGAGCATTTACTCCAAATTTAAAATAACTATTGCTAAACCTAGAATCAGATACCAACTGTACGTCAACAGGAAAGCCTTGAGACTCACCGGGGACAACTTGCCTACGGAGTGACTCGTCGTACTGCCTCCGAACTTCCACATCACGAGCTTCAATTTCTCCGGAAACCATCTGATAAAGTTGCTTTTGAAATGTTTCCCTAGTAATATTTAAAGCGTTAAGCATGGCTTTTAATGCTGCTTTGGCTTCTTTGTCTGTGGTAAAAACACGGTCGAGCGCCGCCCGTTTTGCATCAGTTAAAGGCGCAGGAGCCCCAGAAGGTAGCGGCTGTATGGCGTTATCTCTATCAAGCATCGCTTGCTTTTTGGCTTTAACCGCATCGCGGTATTTAACCATTGCTTCTTTAGCTTCTGGAGGTGTATTAAATAAATCGGCAGAAGCCGCCCATTTAATTGCAACACTGGCGTTAAATACATCCATGTCAGCCGGATTTGCGCCTTTACCAAAACCTTCAAGTTCTTGAATTGCGTGTTGAATTTCATGCAGTAGCGTAGACATATCATCTACGTACTGACCCGACATTAATATTTGTTTTTTAGTTGGAATAAATGCAGCATTTCCCGGAGCAAGATCAGCATCGTATTCAATACTGTAGTTTGCAAGTTCAGGATACAACTTAAACAATTTAGGGTGATCCAAAATATTGCCTAGTTTATGTGGCGTATCCATGCGTACGTTTCCACCGGACATTATTTTTTCAAAAGTAAATTTAGCATCTTTGTCAGAAATTTCAGTACGCCATTCTTTATCTGCCCCGCGAATAAATCCTGTGTCAAACCAAATATCCGAACGCAATTCACCATTGGCGTCCATTAGTTTTGCAAGAACAAACCGGCTTTTTTGTTTGTCGGACATTCCAGCTTGTGTAAGCCCTTTAAGTCCCACAAAACCAAACTTTGCTTGTTTTTGCCCCGCTGTTTGTGCAATAGAAAGTTCCAGTTTTGCTGCGCCAAATGCCAAATTAACAATATCTTGAGCGGTTAAACCTTCAGTTTTAAAACCCAAACGGCGGATAGCGTTTTGAATTGCAGTCAGCAAAGTACGAAACCATGCAGCTAGTGCCGCCGATTTTTTACCCGCAGCCGTTGGGTCAATACCTGATTGGACAGCTTCTTCAATAAAGTAAGCTAGCATTTCAGATGGGCGGTCTGCTGTAGGAGTATTAGCAGCTTCTACACGCGCTTGTGCAGCTTTAGCCAGTTTGGACTCCACCGAACCATTGTCAGTTTTGGCCCAAGTGTTAATTTGGGAAGTCAAACTGTCGTAAACAGATTTAGACAGTAGGTTTTCTAAACCTAAGTGTGCGCCTACTTCATGCATAAATTTAGCGCGGCCTTGACCTTGCTCTATGCGGTTAGCAACTAAATAAGCTTTTCCGTTGGCGGCAACACCATAAGCTCCTTTACCAAACAATGCTTTACCAACAGCTTGAACTGAGGGGTTTGGATTATTAAGGAGGTCGTTTACTGAATCAACAATAGTTAATTTACTACCAAGAACGTCGGCGCGTATAAACTCTTTTATGTCTTTTGTCAGTTCGGCTGCGGTGTATGGATTTTTAGCTACGCTGTCCGTACCAAACTGAAACTTTTCTTCTTTGCCCGTTAGAGTACGTCCGCCAGCCACATTGGTGGCATTTTTCTGCACGTCGGTGCGAGTTGTAGTTTCCGTCTTGGGCGTGAAGGTAGTACGAGTTAGTTCGTCCTTGCCGGATTTATTCTTGGCTACGTCACCAGTTAAAAACTCACCAATCAATTCTTGCTTGTCCGGAACAACAAACAACGCAGCACCGTCCATCTGGTTTAGGTTGTTGGCAACCAAGGAACCAAACGTGGCTTTGTCTACGTTGATACAACCAAACGAGTAACGCGAATCAGCAGCGCCTTCTTTCTTGAGGGCTTCCAAACGCTGGGCAGCATCTTTTTCATTCGTCCATACGGAATGAAACAACGTAACGCTGTACTCACCATCAATGGCTTTGTCCAACACAAACACTTTACCAAAGTCATATTCGCCAGCGGTACGTTTTTCGTTTGCACTGCGGGTAGCATCACGTAGTCCCAAGGTAAATAAACCAGCAGGGGTAATACGGTTTTCAACTTTGTCGGTGTTGCCTTTGTAGAAGTCGCCTATGGTGCGGCCCACAAGGACTTTCTTTTGTAAGAACAAAGAGCCATTGGGGTTGAAAATAAATAGCCGAGCATTCGGTTTATCCGTAATAACCATGAACTTGTTTTCAGCTATCAGTCGGTCTTTAATTGCTGGGTATAAAGTTTGGTATGCCTCTTGAGCCGCCGTGGACATATTTGCTTTAGCGGCTGCGGGTATGGTTGCTTTAACTTGCGTAGTTGTGGAAACAATTTGAGGTGTAACCACAATGACTTCGCTGTTTTGCGTCATCACACTTGGGTTGAATACCATAGCTACTGCCAAGACCCCAGTGTGGATAGCTTTAATGATGTCGCGGATAACCCCGGATACTGCCTGTGCGCCCTTAGTAGCGTATGCAGTTACATCGTTCTGGAGCTTGGTAAAGAAGTCAGACGTACCGCGCTTAGCGTTGTAGTGATCTTCAAGGCGTTGAACTTGTGGTTCTGGCAGCGCAGCAAGCGGCTGTTCAAGGATTGCTTGTTGTTCCGGATTGATTTGCGTAGCTTCAGGATTGTCGGCAACTACTTCATCTACCGTTTGCTCAACATGTGCTTCTACTGCGGCGGGAGTAATGACTTCTACCGCTTCAGCAGTTCCAGTAGCAGCCGGTGTTGCCACTTTTTCGGCAGGGGCAGCTTTAACAGTCGCGCTAAGTATCGTGTTGGCAGCAGCAAGATTAGCAACCCCACGTTGTGCCACATCCGCCCAGCGAGTTTTTTCATCAGCAGATAAAGTTTCATAAGCAGGCATTTGTGGGAACGTCTTTGCCAGATCGTTCCATTGCTCTTCTGAGCTTTTTACTTGCGTTTCGGCTGGAGCAGCTTTGGTTTTACGTGCGGTGGTAGTTTGGCCCCCTTGGGCGTTTCCTTGGCGAACTTCTCCGCCACCTTTGGATTGTTCTTGAACAGGTACGCTCGTTGCGCTTGGCTTTGAAACGGCATTGGTAGCTCCTACAGTTTCACCACGGGATTGAAGTTCCGCAGCAATTTTTCCGGACAATTCCAGATTTTTTATCGACTGGGTATATGTACGCAGGACTTGCAAGTCACTGGTATCTAGTTTGGTTAAGTCGCGCCCAGCATCGTTCCAACGCTTACGGGCTTCAGCAGCAGTAGCTTGGGCAGCAGCAACTTCAGGTTTAACTTCCGACGGGGGAGCTTTTAGTGCGCTAAGTAGGGCCGCTGTTTTGCCCAACTCATCATTAACTTTGAGCCGCAGTTCTTCAACAATTCCACGGGCATCACCCAAACTAATTTTTTCATTTTTAAGAGCAACTGTAGTTTGCCCAGCTTTTTCAGCAACAGCAATTTTTGCTTCAAGTTCATCAGCAGCTTGAGCTTGCTCGTACACCAGTTGAGTTTTGCCAGCAATGCGTTCTTCAGGGGATACGTACTCCGCTTCCAACGCATTAATTTCTTTCTGAACTTTTTCAGCGGTATCAAGGTCATCAGATTTTTCAGCCAAACTAAGCTGTTCGCGTAAACCTTCCAACTTGGCAGCAACTTCTTTGGTTTTTAGCTTTACGCCTTTTTCAGTTCGGTCAAGAACATTGCCTTGCGAACCACCTTGGCTATTAACGATGGCAAGACCAGCACCTTCCAAGTCTTGGTCAACAACGGCTTGATTTCCAGCTTGAGCAATTTGGTCATTAGCAAGAGAAGCTAAGCGTGTCTGCGTAGACAGTGCGCCCAGTAAAGTGCGAAGTTGGTCTTCAGTTCCGCCAACAGCAGCCAGTTTTTCTTTGACATTGGCCGGGCTTACGATTTGAACAACGCGGCCTCGACTGATACCGTGTTTAGTTGCAACTTCTGCATGGGGTAAGTTTTCTACTAACGCATCGTGCAAGATAGCAGTATCACGTTCACCAAAAGCCCGCACTAATAAACTTCGAGCAGCAGCAGCGTCTTGTTTAACCTGAGCAGCTTTTTCCGGAGCAAGTTCTGTTTGTACTCCAGAATCAGGAACAATCAACCCGTTATTGGAAACAGCAGCACCCAAAGTCCCACTAGGAACAACTCGAACTTTTTTGCCGTTAACAGTTTTAGTTACCGGCGCGGCTGTAGCGGTAGTTGTGCCGGAGGTTGCGGGCGCTTGTTGTCCTTGCGTTTCTGTTTGGATGGTTTGAGCGGTTTGAGAGGTTTGATTGCCACTTGGGGTTCCTGTTGCTGTAACTATAGGGGTAACTGATTGGCCGGGGGGAGTTGTAGAAATTGCAGCTTGAGCATTTGGGGCGTTAACTCCGGGGGCATTTCCACCCACGGTTCCGACGACAGGAGCAATTGATCCTGAAGGAGCCAGATTTCCTTGAACGACAGGAGCCCCAGTTCCCACGCTTGCTGGAGTTCCGGCTGTGGGTGTAGTTGATGTGCCACGGGGACTCCTTGCTCGGATGATTGCGCCAATGGTATCAGTAGCAAACTTAAATTTGTTTTCGTACAGCGCGTTGAGGATTGGTTCCGCTTCTTCAGAAGTAGGGTCAATGCCCTTCTTTACCATATAGTCGTAAATGTTACGCGACTTTTTAGTTGGCTTGATGCCTAGCGCGTTAAGGTCTTCGTCTGTCTTGCTATAAATTGACGGTGTAGTTGCGCCCGGTACAGGCGTTGTTGCGCCCGGAGTTGCGCCAGCACTCACAGGTGTCGGTGCAGTTAAATCAATGGATGCTCCTGCCGCAGTTGGGGGGTTTGCACCTAGACTTGCATTGCCAGTTGAATCAACAATAATTGGATCGCTTGCAAGGCGGGTAGAACCATCAGGGAACGTAACGTACTGCCCAGCGTTCGGGTTATACGAAAGCCCCAAAGGGGGAGGGGGCGCGTTGTTATCTTTCTGAGTTAAATCAAAGCCGCCTTCTTGAGTACGTCTCCACCCACCAGCAGCACCACCAACAGCACCACCAAGGAATGCGCCGCCAATAGCAGATTCTTTGTAACGTGCCAAAGCTTCAGGAGACAAAAACTGAGCGTTGGGGTCAACCGCCATGCGACCACCTTGGTTAAGCATTTCTTGACCAGTTTCGCCAATTGATTCTTCTAAAGCAACGCGCCCAGCGTTGTAGCCTGCCCGAGTAAGCCCGCCTGTAAACCCTTTTAAGTTGTCTAGCGCAGCCATACCGCCACGAGCTACACCACCACGAGCAATAACCCCAGTTTCGCCAAGCGCGTTTAGCGCGGCGTACGGAACTCCATACAGTGCAGCGGAACCTAAATCCGTTGTGCCAGCTTGCTCACGTTGGTTTTGCAAAATATCTGCAACTGACGATGGGTAGGCCGCAGTAACCGCACCGCCAATTTGCCCAGCACCGAGTTGTCTGGTAGCAGCGGTTAACGCGCCGGTATCGCCAGCAGCCCTAGCAGCCGTAGCAGCAGCCCGAGTTCCCGACATCAGCCCACGAGCAGCCAGTCCACCAACCAAAGCTTCGCCAACATACGGTAAAGATTGGATGGCAAGCCCACCTACGTAACTGGGCAAGTCACCTACACCTTTTACTTGGTCAAAGCTATTAATTGCACCTTGGTTTGCGGCGCGTTCCATTGCGACGTTAGCCGAGAATTCGTTTGCAATCCGGTTTCTTTTAAAGAAGTCAGCGCCAGTAACTGCTTCACCCAAACCGTAAAGCCCAGCTTGATACTGGTCAGCCGAAGCCCCAAACCGTTTTGCCGTAGGGCCAGACGATGTTGGGTTGTATCCGTACCGGCCCGCTACGTCATTTACCGATTGACCTTTAGCTTCGGCAACCGCTTGTAGAAGTTGCTCGTCGTTTTTGTCGTCGGCAAAAGACCCAAGAGCGGAGCGAAGTTGAGCAATTGACGGCATATTGGTTCCTTTAACCTACGAACTTATATGTTACTTTAGTTTATACCGAACTGCTTGATTATTTTCATCCACCGTTAAAGGTTGACCGTTAGCAATTTTAGTTTTTAAATACAAAACGTAATTGTCTCTTGCCGTATTTAAACCTTGCCCAGCCATTTCAACAAAATTAGGAACCGATGGTGGCGGTAGGAAAGGTTGTCCAGTTACAGAACTAACTCCCCCTCGCGACCTGTTTGGGTCGGGCCCTAAATTTGTGGTAACGGGTTGTTGAGTAGTTAAACCAGCAGTAGCGGCGGGAGCATCCGGTTTTTTCTTTGCTCTGTCATTTACCGCAGCAGCATCGCTTTGCGCATCTAAATCAACTTTATTCTTCTTAATGTAAATATTAATAATTTCATCGTGTGCGTATATAGCAGCAGTATCTTCCGTAAACATTTGCTGTTTCCCCTTGGAGTCTGTTCCCGGCATAGGTGTTCCAACTAGTTGTTCAACGCGCTTTGCTATTTTGGTAGGGTCAAACGCCGACTGCGGAATAAAAGCATCTCCGGTTAACCGCAAACTAAAAGTTTCAGGCTCCCCCGTTTGTTTGTTTTGACGCAAGCCACTTATAACTTGAATTCGTTCGCCGCTTTTAGGGTCTATCTGAAAACCCATTTGCGAACTAATAATCTTATCTGGGTTTTTTGCAGCTTGATTTCTTGCAGTTTCGTAATACGCTCTTTGGGCTTTGTCAGTGTCTAGTTTTGAAATTGTTAAAGCTGCGCCTAAAGGATCACCTTTTATGCGGCCCTGTACAGTTGCAACAACCTCATCAAGGCTTCTGTAGTTTCCTTCATACCCCGGCAATGGTTTATTGCCATACATAATTTTAAAACCAGTTTTAGCATCACCAACAATTGTTGGGCTTACTCCATCATTTGCATCCGGATCAAACTTGTCCGCAAGAAATTTGTTAAGCGTGGGTGTTCCGCCAGCAGCAGCAGCACCAAGTCCTTCTAAGGTTGTTTTAATTTTTGCGGCGGCAGTTTTTTCATCAAGATTTAATTGCCCTAAAGCTAAATTCATTACGTGGGCTGGGTCAGCGTCATGTGTTTTAGCAAAAGCATACATTTCTTGCGCAGAAGGAGTCTTACCTGCATTTGCAGCATCAGCCATGAATGCAGAAAAAGCTTTGCTTGCGTTTAAGTTACCTTGTTTTAACTTAATATTCATTTCAGTTTCAGTAAGTCCAAGCGCGGCAGCTTGATTTGTTAAAGCTTGACCAGTTAATTTCCCCGGAAATAGCGAAAGTTCATTTTTTTGATTTTTAATACCTAACTCTGCGCTTTCTAAAGTCAACGGATTCATAACTTTGGCTTGGTTTACGGCTAACTGTCTTTCTTCTAAAGTCAACGGATGCAGTTCCCTTTGACGCTGGGCTTCTTCCATGCGTAAATCATTTTGCGTAATTTCATTGCGCATACGCAAAGCACCGGCAGGGTCGCGGCCACCAATAACGTCAGCCATAGCACCGTACCGCAAGCTGTTCATCTTTTCCGGAGTCAACGCACTAGGGTCGTATTGTTGGCCTAAGAAAGACGCACGAGGGGCTACACCTTGTTGAGCTTGAATTGTTTGATCCATGCCGGGTGCGCCGCGATCTGCGCCCATTCCTCGTTGCGAAAGCCCGTAGTTAAAACCTTGCACTTGCCCCGCAGCACTGACATTTGGATTAACAACCAAACCGCGCCGAGCCATTTCTGCTTGAGCGCCAGCTTCGTCGTATACAGCCCCACCACGTTCAGCGCCCATTCCCGGAGCGGCAGTGTATTGCTGCACAACTTGCTGTTGTTGGTCATACAAACCTTGAAGCCTAGCTAAGTCATCTGGGGAGTACGTTTGCTCTGACTGCGCATCCTGAATGGCTTTAATTCGGCGTTGCTCGTCAGCTTGCTGATAAGCGTTGTACGCACGTTCACCAATACCATAGCCTATAGCCAGACCTTTTGCAATATCAGCCATGATTAAACCTCCAACATACGAAGGCCCAGACCGTCGTAATTGACTGCCTTAAAGCCGTTAGGCATGGTGTGAACCATGTCGGGATATTTTTTCTCAACGTCATCAGCCATAACACCAATAAACTGTTTATCAGGAGTTTTAATGTAGTTAAATTTGTAGATGGGAAGTTGAGTACGCTCGTGAGTACCTACCCGCTCAATATTTTCTTTAAGGCGGCGGTCAGAAAACGGTATTTTTCCAATAAGCGCGGGGGCTACTGCACCAAAAATAGTTGCAAACGGATCAGCTTTGCTTTCAGCCGTGTTGTACTGACTAGTCTGGTTATTGAGGATGTTTCCATACGTCCCGCTTGCTTGGTTAAGCCCAGTCATAAACTGATTGCCGCCAGCCATAGATGTGCCCGCCCCAGCAGTGCCCGCGTTAGTAGCTCCTTGATATGCAGCAGTCGAAGCGCCAGCAAGATTACGTCCAAGGCCCGCAGCATCAAGCTTACGGGCGTAACCCATTTGTTCAGCTTGGAATCGTGAACCAGTCATAGCATTTGCCCGCGATGCAGCAAGACCTAAAGCATTTTGGTTTTGCAAGGCCATTGCCGCACCTGAGTTGGGGTTAATACCACGAGCAGCCGCCGCACGGGATGCCATATCACTATTAAGCCCAAAAGCTTTAGCCGAAGCGGCAGCAGCATCACGCGCTAAATTTTCACGATAGTCAACAGTAGCAAACCTATTTGCGTCGGCAACAAGCCCTTGTTCAAGCGGCCTAAAAGTTTCGGTTTGATACCTGTAGTAATCTTGCCCTTGATCCATTTGCTGTTTTTGAGCAGCAATTTGCTGATTAGCAACGGCAGTAAGAGTCGGTTTTAATTCGGCATATTGCTTTTCAGCAAAATCTTGTTGCCGTTCCCCAAGTCGAGTCATCGGGCCGTAGTCCGGTGGTGGTGGTGACGATTTACCGCCCATAATTTACTCCTTACGCAACCACCGACAATCGGTAGGCCACAAAACAAGAACGTGCATATCAGCGCCGGGAGCGCCATCTTTCATTACAAACTCTTCCACAAAACCAAGGTGTTTATCAAACGCCAAGATGTGGGGTTCATTACTGGGAACCATACCTGTTAGTCTTTTTAGTTTACAGTGGTTGAATGCGTAATCACATACCGCTCGGAACAACGGAATGATTAGTTTCGTGTGTCGCGTTATAGCTATATGACATGTTGCATTTGCTCCGTTGAAGTTGTTCACCACGACTCCGGCTATGACTTCGCCTTTGTCTACTACACCCATTGCGTAAAAGGAACCCCAATCGGCTACTTGGTTAACCTGCGAAGCGACCCATTGGCCTATAAGTTCGCGTTGGTCAAAGACAAGTTCTGCCATGTCCGTATTATGACTTATTGTGGGGAAGTCGGCCAGACAAAAAAATAGCACAGCCCCTGCGCAGTAACCGTCTTTGCCTGCGCGCCGAGCTTGAAATGCCTGAAAGGCTCCAGCGTCAGAGCGCCTATAAAGCAAACGCCGTGGGCCACAAACAGGTTCTCTCCAGCGCTTATAGTATGCGTTTCCCCCTCGTTGAGGCAAATAATCTGAACGTGATCTACGCGGGCCAAGGGTTTCCCCGCCACGCGGATGCACCAAATTTCGCAGCCATCAGGGCTTTCCCTGCGATACTGCCCTGCCAAAACAGTCCCGGTGTCAAGACTGGAAATCCAACCGGGCTCACGATTGGGCAAAGCCCCTGTAGGATCGACCATACTGCCGCTGACAACAACGTGACGACTGGAAAGACTGTTTACCGGCACCGCATCAGGGAAGTCCAACATCTGCCAATATCCGGGCCAATAAATGCTTTGAGTTAAGCTAAGCTGCTCTGCAACCAATGACCTAGTTGCTCGTTTGGAGCGCTCTTCACTCGTGATGGTAAAACTTTGAGCCATTAAATAATCTCCTGCCCGAGGTATTCATCCTGTATGTCGTCGTGAACAACATAGGCACCGGGCTTTGTCGGCCATTGGATTAAGAAAGGGTTAGCTTGAGTAGAAATATCCCGCAGCGCTTGGCGGTAAGACTGCCACACCCCGTGCATTGCGCCGAGACGGGCTGGGGCCGATGCCGTATCCGTCCAGTCGGATTCACCAAGCAGCCGGTCTCGGATTGATCGTACTAATACCCACTGTGTCTCGGTGCGCTGTTCGGAACTGGTAACTCTGTTTTCACCGGGAACCCAGTAAACCCAGCCTTCAGGAGGTGCGTCGTCAAATGTACTTGCGTTGTGAACCTGATTTGTATTTGTCGGGTTGTACCAAGAATGACCTCGGTAATCGACGGCAGCAACCCACTGGCCCAGCACCCAACGCCAACGCTCCAAAAAGCCAAGTGTTGTTTCGGGGATCGCGTCTTCTACAACTTGATCTCTGTTTAGGTCGGACACTAATGAGGCGAGAACCCCCCCTGCAAGGAACCCATGAGTGTCAATTGTGTTGTAGTAGCTCATAGTTTATAAATAATCCATGTAGCTGTTGGAAGCCTAAACGAAGTAAAAGTGCCAGAAGTCAATACCATTGCGTAATCAAAAACCATAGAGACTCTTCCATTATTTGAGTACGACCCACTATTTGAATAAGTACGAACCGGCATTGCGTGCGCTCTTAGAAAAAAATCGTATGTTGATCCCGCTGAACCAGTCCAGTCTCTAACCGTTCCACCACTAAAGTAAGCTGCAACGTAGTACGGCTGGTTGCCGCTAGAGTCATAAGTGGTTAGGTCAACGGGTAGATTTACTGTGTAAACGACTTGATTAATTTGCCCTCGAAAAATTGTTCCCGCAGGATAGTAAGTAAACGTGGGAACTTTGCCGGAATTATCAGTAACTCCTCCACTAATAACTTCTGTCGGGTCAAGCGTCCCATACTCCAAAACAGTTCTGCGTTTTATATCAACCAAGTCAGCTTCGACAGTGCCATTGGACAATGCTTTAAATCGAACAAAGCTGCTGGAATCGGGAGTGGTTGCAAAAGTACTAGCCGTTACGGCTCCATTGAAAGAACCAGAAGTGGCGGTAACCGCCCCAGTAAATGATCCGCTGCTAGCGTAAACCGCCCCGGTGAAAGAACCAGAAGTAGCGGTAACCGCCCCAGTAAATGTTCCCGCTGTAGCATACACAGTACCGCGAACCGTAACATTTTGAAATTCAGCAGCCCCGGTAGCATCTAGGTTGAACCCGGATGTGCCGCTTACATAGTTGCTAGATCGAAGGTATTGCCCTGTAGCAATATTTCCAGCAAGCAATTTATCTACTGTTAGGTTGGCTATTTTTGCGTTGTCAACTGCTAAATCTGCAATCTTGGCAGTAGAAATGGTTCCGTTTTTTATAAACGCAGTGTCCATATAAACACCAGCAGGAACTGCTACACCACCTATTGTGGTTGCCGATGCTTGAACAACAAAGGGAATTATTTCTGTAGCGGTTCCGCCTCCACTTGCTGGCGGTGCAATATAAAACCTATCTGCCCGTATGGCAAACTCACTAGAGGTAGAAGTAGATGCCAACCCAAACCCGCTAACTTTTCCACCTACATCCAGTTTAATTGTGTACTGTGCGTAAAAATTACTGTTGTCCGTGGCTTGAGCAACAAATTTTTGTTCAAGGCTAGCCGTAACTCCACCAGAACTTACAGTAACTTGTTTAACCGCGCTGGCTAAAGGAAGTCCGACATTCCATGTACCCCCGGCAGCTACACATGTTTGTTTTGTCGTGTAGTCATTAGGGACTCCACCAATACTGCAATATCCAATTTTGGCTTCTTCAACGTTAACTACTCTTGCGTATGTTGCCGGTAACCCAGTAGTAGCGTCATTAACTTGAGCTTGAACTAAACCAACATTAGTTGTAAGTACGCCATCTGCGGTAACTCTAGCTGTCCGTTCGTTATATAAAAGCCCAACCGCAAGTTGATTTACATCTGTTCCGCCGTAGCTACCCCGCATTTGAACAGCAAGCGCTTCGCGTGTAGTGGCTTCCGCGCTATCTGCGGTTGTTCGCGCATTTGATTCGACAAGAATCGCCGCATTACGCGCCGTTGCTTCATCCAAAATTCTAGCTGCTACGCTATTTGCTAAATTAGAAGGGCCGTCAATTAAATTAATCCTGCTAGCTAAAGTTGCGTATAGCTGGGTTTCAGTAATCTGTCCGGTTAAAACGCCAAGCAGATATGACACATCAGTGCCGGTAGTAGCAGAAGTCCCAGTACTGGAGTTGTACGCACTTTTTTCATCCAGCCCATTTACAAATCTAATCCAGTAATACCTAGTTTTATTTGGCCCTAAAGGGTCAACGTAAGTTGCTCCGGGTGCTGAACCTAGTAATACCGCTACGCCTATATTGTTAGTATCAGCAGCCCAAACTTCGGTATACGCGTGTCCATAATACGCAGGAGCATCCCACGCAAGAATGACGTTTTGGATAGCCGCAGTAGCGGTAAGTCCTGTCGGCAAAGGTGGAGCTAATAAAGTTTCTGTAGCTGTAGAAACTGTACTAACGACTGGAGCAACAAGAGTACCTGCGGCATTGGTAGTTACCACTCCAGTATTCAATAAATCTGCCAGTTTAACTAAATCATTATTAATTACTTCCCGGATACGATCCGTAAAAGTTCGTAAATCTTTAGGTATATCTGACGATATTGTTGGGAGTTTAGACACCGCGCAGTTCCTCCATAGATTGCGCCATAGCGTAACCAAATACTTCGTACTCAGTTTCTATTTGAATTTCCCAGTCTTTACCAACAGCCGACGGCAAACGAAAAGGCAAACGACTTGCAACAGTTTGCGTATGAATCAAATTGCCTTCAGCATAAAACTTTGCGGTAACTGGATATGTTTCTGCGTCAACTTGCGCACAAGAAAAATACATGCTGTACGGCATTGTAAATTTTTTGGATTTCCAAGTAGCAGTTTTATTGGAACCACCAAGCCATACTTTTATAGAACGATCCGCAAAAGCAAGGTACAAATTATCATTGAGAAGATCGTTATACCCAGCAGTAGCATAGATGTCGTTTGTTGCAAATTCGCCTGTCGTAAGATCGTATATAAATCCACCCGACGTACTTCCGTTATTGTAAAACGCCACATATTTAAGATCGTGTTGATACGCTTCAATTGAAGATGGCAAAAATAAAGACTGCCACTGCGCCCGAGTAAACATTCGTTCGGTTATTAGTTTAGAACCACCTTGGCTTAACATTACTAAGCCATCCGGGCTAGCATAAATAACCGAACCGTTTACACTAACAATGCTACGTTTAGCCGCGCAAGATTGTTCTACGTCTGTTTTAACTATAGTAACCGCGTCCGGAGTTGTACCTTGTACAAAATAAGGTACGCCGGTAGTTAGTACAGCAAGTGTAGTGTCCATGCGGCCAAGGCCAACAACTGGAAAATCAAACGATTGCATGTAACCTATAGGCCACGCAGCAGGATGGTATGGGTCAGAAAAATAAACATCCCGCCCTGTAAACCCAGCCATATACCCATTGGGCATATTAATAAGCCCTTTGAGTGTAGCGGGGGGCATTAGCCATGTAGTGCTAGGTACTTCTTCAGCTAAGTCTTCGGCAAGTTTTGTATCAGTGTACGAACTGGTAGCGGCTGAAATTTCAGCTACAAATAAAAAACTTCCGGCTGTAGAGCGATAAATTCGTTTGTGGGTTATGTTATACCCAGAAGGTAGAGTTGCAAACGAAGTTACGGTTACGGCTTGCCCAGAACTTACAGTTACATCGGTTGAAGCTGGAGCCGGAGCCGATTCAAATTCAAACCCAGATTCTTTAGAAACATACGTATAAGTGTAAACCCTAGTTTCGGCTAATACATTGTCCGTAGAAGAAGCAATAGTTGCATAAATTGGAACCGGGCTACCGCCAGAAGTTAACCCTGTTTGGTAGCGAAGATAAAACGTATAGCCCGGGGTAGCACCTGTTCGGCTTACAACAATGCTTGTACCAGAAACAACAGCGTCGAGGTCAGTCATTGCAGTTATCTGAGAAGCAATACCTTCCGGAGTTGCGGTAACAATTGTAATACTGGAGCCAGTAAAACTTGCATCCCCTGTAGGAGTTACCAATGAAACTTGAATTTTATAACCGCTAACTAAATTAGCCAGTATGCTGGAATACAACGTAACTACAGTGGCAATGCTTCCCCCCGCGCTAGCTGTAGCCCCAGAAGCCGGTGCGGGTAACCCTAATGGTCGAGATACGTATGGGTAGTCAGACCCAGACAAAGCCAATGTGTTATATGTAGCCTTGGGCAAAGTTCCATCGGTGTAAAAAGTCCACTCTGAAGTATCCCCAGCAATCTGGCTACGGCAAACGTCTACATCAGTTAAAAAGTTAAACCAGTATTGACTGTCAGAAGCAGCATCTTGGCCGAATCGGTAAATAGTAGCCGGGGTTCCAACTTTGCTTGCAGTTGCAACTGTTGATCCGTAATTTTTTAACGGAAGTAACGAACCGGCAAAAACTGTACAGTTAAGCGCGGTTTGAGCTTGTGTGTCTTGCAAGTAGCGGGCTGAAGTTCTAGGGCTAATACCCCCAAAAGTTCGGTTTGAAATTACGGCCATGGCTCATCCTAAAAATAGAACACGTTCGTCAATGCGACGGTTTTGTAGCCCCTTAAGGATTTTACCCCCACCCATGCAATACTTCAAGAACTCATCCGCAGCACCCGCTTTATCGCCCCGTAACAGTTTCTGGCGAAGCGTAGAACGCTGGAGTGTCCCAAGGCCGCAGTTAAAAGAAAAGCTGACAAGCCCATCAAACATACCTTGTGTAAGAGGGACAGGACAGAACTGCTCGACTCCGCGCTCAAATCTAGCCAAATCTGCTGCAAGTATTCCATTGACTTCTTCCATGCTAAATTTTCTATCATCCTCTGGGCGCAAGAAAAACGCATCCCGCTGCTCAAGTTTTAACTTACCTTGTTCCGGATAAAGTACATGCCCGACTCCGATTGTCCAAAGGCGGGCAGGGCAGCGATACGCACGTTGGCGAGTTCCCTCGTGGTGCTTGATGATCTCCAGTGCTTTGGCTGATACTTTCATTTGCGTCTCACCGTTTGAACACAACCAACTTTGTATCCCAGATCACGCCATTCCTGAGCCGCTTTTTGACAAGCGGACTCGTACTCAAAGTACCCAACGACTAGAACTGAGTTCATATGTATACCTGTAACAAGCACAAGTGTCCAGATCATTTTCCAAAGGCCCGGCCCCCGAAATGGAATGCAATGATGGAAGCAAACAGCGCTTGGGTGTTGGAATCCCACAGCTTCTCAGCCAGCACAGGGAACTGCACGCCGTTGTTGTAGCCGTAGATGAACAGGCCGATGTCCACAAAGCATAGCAGGGCAAAGAAGCCAAGGGTGATGAACGAGCGGACGCCTGCACGGAGATTCTTCATCCACTGGCTGGTGCCCTCATTGAGCGACTCGTCGTGCTGGTAGATGGCGTTCATCTCAGCGACTTGGGCGTTGACCAGATTCTCGTTGCCCTTGGCAGTGGTCTCCATCTCAAGCTGGGCGCTGTGTATCTGCTCAATTCGCTCTTGCGCCTCGAAGCCAGCCTTGCGTAACTCAAGCTCCCGCTCAATCTGCATACGGGCTAAGTCCAGTTCATGACGTTTATCCTGCCGGTCTTGGAAAAAGTCCAGCAGCTTGGGCAAGCCGCCCATCAGGAAGGAGATTAAAGTTGATAGGATGGTAAGCATGGTTTAGTCCTTTTTGCAGGGGGGAGCATCTTCACTATGGGAAAGTTTTACGCCAGCCAGCAGCCCAATAAAGCCGCCAACAATGGTCTGAAATGCGGGTGATATGAGTTTGAAGATTTCGGCATTGTCCACAATGGGGTTAAACAGACCCGCCATCAGCACGCCGACCATTCCAATGACAACCACGCACAAGGTGAAGCTGACCATCATGGTCACAAAGAACGTAAGTTTTGATTTGATGTCATCCATCAGTGTTTCTCCAAAAGCATAGTAAGCCACCAAAAAATAAGACCAAAAACCAAAATCACAATCGCGCCGCCAAGCAACCAGTTAATGAATTCGTCCATTTCTTTTTTCTTAGCAGCGGCGTTTTTTTCGTCCAAGATTTCCTGCGATTTACGATTTTGAATGATGTTGTTACGTTCAACCATCAATTGTTGCCACAAGTCAGCATTACCACTCATAACCATATAGTTGTTTAGTTCGCGCTCAGCATCTGCAAGCTGCTTGGCTTGCATCACAATCTCAAACGCTTGGGCTGTATCCGACCCTGCAAATCCTATTTTAGGCTTAGACGCTGCTTTTTGAACAATGTCCTTTGCCTCAAAGAACTTCATCATATCGCCGGATACAGCGTGTATATCCTTACCCAGCGCAATAGCTGCTTTCACCGCCTTCACGGCGGCTTGCGCTGCTGCAAAGGCGGTGATTGGGTCAATCATTATTGCTTTCCGATAAAGTGTAAAAAGTAACCAACCAGACTACCCAAAGCAGACACAATAGTCATGCCCATCCAAAACCCGCCTTTGCCTTGATTCGCCATCTCTACCAATTTTTCAATTGACGTTTCAAGCTTATCAATCTTTACAGACATCTCGTCAAAACGACGTTCATAGTCTTGTACTTTTTGCCAAAGGACTCCGTATTTAACGGGGTCAATTTCCGGTGCATTCATGGTAGCGTCCTACAAAAAGGCTAAAACCAAAGTATATACGGAATTCAAGTTGCAAGGAACTCCGGCGAACCAATACGGTTTATTCCGCCATCAACCCGATAGCGAAGGTTTTTCTTGTTGTTTAACGCCCAAATTATGAGGAACGACAAGACCGTAGAATCAACTTTAACGCCGCACTCGGACATATCGTACACCTCAATTGTGCCTTCCATGCGACGGGATACCACAATTTTTGCTAGTGATGGTTTAAACCATTCAGGAATACTTTCGTCCTGTAACCACGCACATCGGTACTCAGAACAAAGAGGTGGCCTATCAGGGTAGATGGTACACCCGTTGCCGAAGAAAAAACAAGGACGCCCGGGGTAAAACTCATGCCCGCGCACAGTACCAGATACAGCACCCTTGCAACACTCGGAGCAATCCCCGCAAACCCGGCTCACGAAAACTCCGTCCAGCCAGTAAGTATGTACTTTACCCCAGACAAAGGAGGGTTGCCCCGATGCGCCCACGGGTAATTCGGAGGGAAGATAACTAGCCGCCCGCGTTTTGGTTTTACCCGTTTGTGTAAATATAAAAACTCTGTTTCCCCGCCTTCGTCTACATCGTTTAAATACAAGATATAAACGCCCAGCCGGTTCATATGTTCTTTTGCGGCATCTTCGCAATGCCAAATATGATACCCACCTCCGGGTAACGTTTTTTGAACTTTGTAAGTAAAAATAGTATGCTGTGAAGACTGGTCAATTACGCTGTAAGCTTTACGATAGTCAGCATAACAAGTGTCCCAAAACCCAGTACTAAATTCTCCAATAAAAGCCGGAATGTTTGCGCTGATAAATGATAGTTCGTTTGGGGAAGTAGGATTTAGATTTACAGCTTGGTCATCTTTTAGATGTTGCGCTTCAATTCGCCCATATGTCCTGTTATTGCTTTGACACCATTCGAAGTGGTTTATAAGATTTTGGCAAAATTCACTACTAAATACGCCGTCATATATACCGACAAAGTTATCGTGTTCAACTTGCATTAACGCTCCTATTTAAATGATGGGCCAGCAGTCCAAACAACAAGTGTTTTACGAATGCCACGAGTGACTGGGGTGACCCGGTGTAATCTCCAGCTAGGAACCAACGCAATAAGCCCGCGTTTTTTATCAACAGCTACAGGATCACTACCATTTAATGTTTCAAGAACTCCGCCGTCATAATCTTCCGGATCGGATAACTGAAGAACTAGACTTAATTTTCTAGCAGCTTCAGTTGTAGGAGTCATGTCTTCGTGCCATGTGTAATGGCCTGCGTCGTCTGCGGTGTATACCGTGTATTGAAAATGTTCTACAAACCCATACAAATCAAAACCAAAAAACTTTGCGTTTGCTTTTCGTGCTACGTACGCAAGACGATCATAAATCCACCCGCTGTCAGGATTATTGTCTATCCAACCAACCATGGAACGTCGTATGGATGGAACATTTGGTGTATCAGAATTTACAGTTGCGGGTTCTAAACTAAGCGAATCGCCGTAAGTAACAATACGATCAAGTTCTTCGTTGGTAAAAGCATCTTCCCAAGTTACAAAACTATGGTTGTGGTTAGAAGTATTGTCTGGCGCAAATTGATAAATGGACATTAAGTTGTTCCGAGAAGTTTATCGGAGGCAGTTAAAATAAGATATTGGGCATACCATTTATCGTGAGGGGCAAATTTTGCTACGTACGTAGAGATATCATTAATATCCAACTCACTGGTAATTGGAACGTTGTACGTAATTTTGGTGAGGCTAGCATGAGTAGGCGTAAACTCTACCAGCATACTGCCTTGTTCGGCAAACAGTTGTTTGACTTGGTGTGTGTATTCAAAAATCATAGCAGTCCTTATTGCCGTGCCCAGCTAACCGTTAACGACCCGTTAGTACTTCCAGTCCCTAGTGTATAGGATACAGGCGTACGAAATGGAATTGTCGGGTTTGCTGTATTAAATGATTGAGTTGGTGCAGCGCCTCCGGGGTTACCAGCGCCCCCAAGATTGCCAGCGTTTCCAGACACAGCGCCAGTTCCAGCAGTGCCCGCAGACCCTGCGTTTCCGTTTGCGCCTGCACCGCCTGCATTACCCGGAGAGCCGCCTGTAGCTCCACTACCCGCAGCACCTGTATTACCAGCAGTACCAGCAGAGCCCGCAGCACCCGCGTTACCCGGAGAGCCGCCTGTAGCTCCACTACCCGCAGCACCTGTATTACCAGCGCTACCTGCCGAACCAGCGCCGCCCGGATTACCAGCAGAACCGCCTGTAGCTCCACTACCCGCAGCACCTGTATTACCCGCAGTACCGGCAGCGCCCGCACCACCTGCATTACCCGGAGAGCCGCCTGTAGCCCCTGTGCCGTTTGCTCCAGCATTTCCTGCACTACCCGCAGCGCCTGCATTTCCAGAAGTAGCGCCAGTACCCGCAGCACCAGTATTGCCCGCAGTACCCGCAGCGCCAGCGTTGCCCGCACCCCCCGGGTTACCCACAGAACCATAACCAGAACTTGCGCCGCCACCGCCGCCGCCTGCTCCAGCAGCAGCACTAACTTGACCTGCTTTTCCGTTGTATTGCATTGCCGCGCCGCCGCCGCCGCCACCACTACCGCCTTGTTGAGCATCTGGCGATGCAGTTCCCGGAGAACCGGATGCTTGCCCCGTGCTGTTATTCATATTTGCACCCGAGCCACCAGTACCAGCATAAGAGAGCACAACCCCGCCCCATCCACCATTACCTCCGTATGCATTGGCGATGCCGTAACCGCCGCTACCAGAACCTCCAGCAGTACCGGCTGCTGCATTTGGGGAACCCGCAGCACCACCTGCACCGCCGCCCGCATTAGCCCCCAAAGTGGTAGAACCTCCGGTATAACCTCCGCCACCAGTAGCGCCTTTAGGGCCACCATTACCCGCAGCCCCGCCCGTGCCATTATTTCCTGCATTGCCAGCGTTACCTATAGCCCCAGAATTACCCGCAGCCCCACCTGTGCCATTATTTCCCGCATTACCCGAATTTCCAGCAGCCCGACCCGTATTGCCAGCAGCACCGCCTGCACCACCATTACCAGCAGTACCGTTGTTTCCGGAGTTTCCTGAGTTACCTATAGCCCCAGAATTACCCGCACCACCGCCTGCACCACCATTACCAGCAGCACCATTGTTCCCGGGGTTTCCTGAGTTACCTGTAGCTCCAGAATTACCCGCACCACCGCCTGCGCCACCATTACCAGCGGCACCATTATTTCCGGGGTTTCCTGAGTTACCTATAGCTCCAGAATTACCAGCAGTGCCGCCTGCACCACCATTACCAGCAGCCCCATTGTTCCCGGTATTACCTGAAGTACCCGCGTTCCCGGGATTACCCGCTGCGCCGCCGTTGCCTGCTACGCCCGCTGCACCGCCAGTTCCCGCAGAACCTCCAGCAGTTCCGGGAAAAGTGTAGTTGACGTAAAAAATAGTGCTATTCCCGGGGTTACCCGCAGTACCAGCAGTACCTATATTTCCATTTGTGCCAGCAGTTCCCGCAGCCCCTGCACCTCCGGGATTTCCTGCGTTTCCGGCTGTTGCTCCAGTGCCAGCATTACCAGCGGCACCTGTGTTGCCCGCAGCACCAGCATTGCCCGGGCTCCCTGCATTTCCTAATGTACGTCCAGTGCCAGCATTACCAGCAGCCCCTGTGCTACCAGCACTTCCAGCATTACCCGGGCTTCCTGCGTTTCCTAATGTACGTCCAGTGCCAGCATTACCAGCAGCCCCTGTGCTACCAGCACTTCCAGCATTACCCGGGCTTCCCCCGCCACCGCCAGTTGCTCCAGTACCTGCATTACCAGCAGCACCCGTATTACCAGAAACACCCAAACTGCCTGCATTGCCTGCTCCGCCACCAGTTGCTCCAGTACCTGCATTACCGGCAGCGCCTGCATTACCCGGGCTTCCATTACCCCCAGCAGTGGCGCCAGTGCCCGGGTTACCCGCAGTACCCGCAGTTCCATTAGCCCCAGCAGCACAAGCTGCACCCCCCGATCCGCCATAACCAGTTCCGGATGGGCCAGAAATATTTCCGCCTGTTCCGCCAGCACCCCCACCACCGCCTGCGCCAGTATTTCCGGGGTTACCCGCATTGCCGGGATTGCCCGCGCCACCCGCAGCACCACCTGCACCACCTGTGCCGTTATTCCCTGCATTGCCGGGATTGCCTGCTCCACCCGCAGTGCCGCCATTGCCACCTGTGCCGTTGGTGCCAGAGTTACCAATAGCACCTGCATTTCCGGGGTTACCTGCTCCACCCGCAGCACCGCCTGCACCGCCAGTGCCGTTGTTGCCTGAGTTACCTGTTGCTCCTGCGTTTCCGGGGTTGCCCGCAGCACCCGCATTACCGCCTGCACCGCCAGTGCCGTTGTTGCCTGAGTTACCTATGGAGCCTGCGTTTCCGGGGTTGCCCGCAGAACCTGCGTTACCGCCTGCACCGCCAGTGCCGTTGTTGCCTGAGTTACCTATGGAGCCTGCGTTGCCGGGGTTACCAAGAGTTCCGCCGTTACCGGCAGTACCCGCAGCACCATTACTACCCGCATTGCCGGGGTTGCCTGCGTTTCCAGTACCGCCAGCAGTTCCGGAGTTACCTCTTCCACCAGCGCCGGAAACAGAAACTTTACGAACGCCAAAACCGAAAGTGTAGGAACTTCCGGAAGTTAAATTGACTGAACCAGCATTGACGATGGTTCGCCGTAAGGTGCTAGTAAAACCGATTGGCATAGCAGCATTTCACTAAGTGTTGTACTGGGTATATAAAGCTGGGAAGGCTTGAATTGCGGCAAGACCTGAAGCGTAACGAACTGGGGAGTACCGAGCCGGAACATCACTGTGAACTTCGGTATACACTAAAAATGGATATTTGGTTAACGCAGGCAATGCAGGTGCATACAAATTGTCACCAATAGCACGATCATCTGCCCACCACGTATTGACGGCATTTAGCACCTCTTGGCACTGGGAAATGTCGTTGTACATTAGCCGAGTAAACGGAATACCTGAGTGATCCATAAAAGCTACGGCAGCAGTGTTTTCTGCTGCGTCACCTGTTACATCAGAGAAGTACAAATAAACTTCTTCAATTTTTTGAATAGACATAAAAAAATCCTTTATCAAGAAACATTAGCCATCGCAAACGTGCCGAAATACGACGTTCCGCTATTTACTGTAAAAAATGTCAATATATCAATTTGATTTGCTCCTGTTGACAAAATAGGAGCAGTACCGTCAGTATATTTTGCACTAGTAAAAGTAGCAAGCCTACTTCCAGTCGCGTCCTGTTGGAGAATAATAGTCGCCGGTTTACTTCTTCCGGAGACTGGGGGATTGGTAAAAGTAAAAGTTACGTTTGTTGAAATCGTAAAGTAAAAAATATTACCTAGTGATAAGTCAATGTTGTATGTACTTGTAGATACGGTTGCCGTAACAACTTTTTCTTCGTATGACTGAAAGTATGGGGTAACTAAAGTAGGGGCTGTACCAAATACCGCCGACCCCGATCCAGTTTCATCCGTTAACGCTGATGCAAGATTTGCGCTGGAAGGAGTAGCAAGAAAAGTAGCAACCCCAGTTCCTAGACCAGAAATACCCGTGGATACTGGAAGACCTGTAGCGTTAGTTAAAGTTGCAGACGTTGGGGTACCAAGTACGGGGGTTACCAGTGTGGGGCTAGTGGACAAAACTAAATTGCCCGAGCCGGTAGAGGTTGTAACTCCAGTACCGCCATACGCTACAGCAATAGTAGTTGCTTGCCAAGTGCCCGTAGCCAACGTGCCTACGCTTGTAAGGCTTGAGCCAACTACAGTAGACCCAAGCCCTGTTGGGCTTAACAATGTGACGTTATTAATCTTGTACGTTTTTCCGGTAGCAAGGTTCCAATTTTCACTAGAAGTCCAATTAGCGTTAGCGCTATCCCAACGAATAGTTTTTGTAGTTGTGCCGAGTAAATCAATTCCGCCGCCATCAGCAGTTGTGTCAGTTGGAGAAGCAACTGCACCCAACTCAATGTTTTTATCATCAACATTTAGCGTTGTTGAATTTACCGTAGTAGTTGTACCATTAACAGTAAGGTTGCCGCCTACAGTTACGTCGCTGCTTGTAGTTACGGTGGTAAAACTACCTGTAGTTGGAGTAGTAGCGCCAACAGTTCCATTAATGTTTAGAGAAGCCGTTCCATTTGTAGAACCTGTTCCCCCATTGGCAATCGGTAAAGTTCCGTTTACCCCGGCGGTAAGGGAAACCGTATTTTTTTCCCAAAGCCCTGTTACGCTATTAAAAACAATAGTCTGGCCGGTAGTTGGAGACTGTGCGCTTACATCGTGAATTTCATCAAGCTCATAGCCATTTTGAACTTTGACAAAAATTTTGCCTTGCGTTGGGTGGGCGTGTTCAACAACACCAACGTAAACCAAATGAACTGGGGCATAAGTTTTTGTGCTTGTGTATGTGCCCGCAGTAGTCCCACTTAAATACAGTTGAGCGCCATCGGTAAATGCAGATGTGTCTATCCCAGTAAGTAAGCCAATAATTGTTACGTACCCATTTGCATTATTCGCCAAATCAGCCGTCATCATTCCCAAACTTTGGGCAGATGTTGCATCAGAAGTTGCAAGTGCTTTAGAAACAGTAGGAATCTGTCCAGTAGCACCGGACATATAAACAACCGTTCCCTTTGTAAGGGTAGCGCCAGTTGTATTGCGAACTTGCACAATCACGTTTGTGGTGGATGCCGCAACCGATACCGACAAATCTACCGCGCTTCCAGTTTGAGCAACAGTAACTGATCCGTCAGCAGATGCAACACTTCCAATAGCGCCAAGGTTAGTTAGCGCCCCACCAGTAGTTGTAGCTCCAGTTCCGCCACTAGCAACTGCAAGAGTTGCAGATAAACCAGCAGCAGTACCCGTTGTGTTCTGATTAAACGTAGGCCAAGTAAAAGTGCCGGTACTAAAATTTCCAGACACCGGAGTACCCAAAGCCGGGGTTACTAACGTAGCAGAAGTAAGGGTTGAATCTGTTGCTAATGCGAGTACAGTCCCCGTGCCGCTAGTTGTGTATGAAGTTCCCCATGCAGTTCCGGTGGAGTACGCAATACCCACACCGGGGTAAGAAGCACTAGTCCCGGGAACCCAAGCTGTACCGTTCCAAATAACAGTTTGCCCATTGGTGGGCGTTCCTGTTACTTGGAGTTTGTCGGTGTTGAGGTTATTGAAGTTGTTGTCAACTTCAGTGTTCGTAAGGGGGCTACCCTTAACTGAACGCAGTGTAATACTTGACATAATTCAATAACCTCAACGTAGTGGATTAGCTGATCGTGATGGCCCAAGTAATGGTCATTGCATCCAGCGAACCCTTGTTGACAACAGAAAAGACAGTGCGGCACAGCAAAGTACCCGAAGTAGAGGCGTTAAACACGCCAGCTTCAGTAACAGCACCTGTACCAGTTCCGGCAGGGAACGAAGCTACATAAGTAGCAACCGCACCGGTTGCAGTACCAGAAGTCAGGGTAACAATACCCAGTTGGCTACCCAAAGCAGTGTCCGCAGCATTAGCAGCGGTAGTGCCAGCACCAACAGCCATGTGAGACATAACCGCAGGAGTCGTACCAACCATACGACTAGCGATAAAGTTCTTGCCGAGCGTGACCACCAAATTAGGGATTGTTTGTTCACTTTTGACCGAGCCATCAGGGTTGTACAACTTGATCTGTACTTCACCGGTAGCTTTAATTGTATCTTCAACCATGATTTACTCCTACTAGAAAGGGAAAGAAATGCCAACGTAATCAGACTCAAAGTATGTAAGGTCGCAATAATCTTGAATTATTATCAACCCTCCATCTGCCAAAGCCACCGAGTCCGAAAGCGGCTTATCCAAAAATAGACTTGCGGATTCCGCTACTGTAGCAGTATCCGCCTTATCCGCTGCGAAATCTACCACAAGAGAGTCATCTTGGGCGATTGTATCGCTAAACGGACGTAAAAAAAGTATGGCGCTGCTATCAGAAATACCGGCGGTATCTGAAAAATCACGCGGAAAAAACGTTTCAACAACCGCAACATCTCCTGCGGACAAAGTTTCAGAAACAGGAGCCTGAACAAATTCAATAGTAGAGGCGTCGGAATTGACCACCAAATCGGCAAAGGGGGCAACAGTGAAATCAATTGCTGTTGATTCTGAAACGCTTATGGTGTCAAAATGTTCTCGGTTGTAGTCCCAAACAGGGGTGAATACGTCGGACGCTGTTAAAGTTTCTGAAACTGCTTTGTCTGTAAAAAACGTTGTTTCTTCTGACAATGACATGGTTTCTAAAAAACCACGAATGAATGTGTTTTGGAAACTTATTGAGTCAGCAGCAAAAGCAACATTGTTTACACCTGAGTCAAATGTAAAATCAAGACCGTCAAAAAAAGAAAAAATATCGTTAACACCAACCCCGTCTTGCAATGTTTTATCAACAACAAATACAAGAGTTTCGGACTCACTAATAGTTTCAATTGGATTTAAGTTGTATAGCTGTGTAAAGCTTTCACTTAAAGAAAGCGTTTCCGTAACTGTTCCTTTTTCAAAACTTAAACTTGCATCTTCGGTTGCAGTAAGCGACTCAGATAGTAATTTTGCAAACGCGGCACTAACTACCTCCGACAACAAACTTGTGTCTACGTATGTTGGGCTAAACAGTATGACTGGAGTTGAATCAGAAGAAGTAGCGTTATCGGTAAAGTTGCGGACTATTGTCAGTAAAATAGTCACCCCATCGCTGGCAGTTACCGAATCCGGAGAAGCAGATTTACTAGTATCTAACGATACAACATCAATAGCTGGGTAGGCTTCATAAAATTGTTTTGCTAGCGTAAGAATTGCAGTTTCAGTAGCTAACGCGGAATCAGTAATTTTTTTATACCGACCTGTGGTATCCATCAGTGCTTCTACTGCAATGCTGACGTACGATAACGCAAACTCCGGAGCCGCGTGAGTAACGACTGCCGAAGGTTGAACGTACGTTATCGTAGCCCCAACAGTAGACGCGGACATGTTAAAAATCCTGTCGTAACTTAAATTTTAATACGTCATATACAGTTTGAATTCCGCCGTCAGAGAAAGTAATTTCTACTTCCCCTTCATAGTCACCTGCATCCCCGCTAAGTGCAGTAGGGGAGTCAGTCCAGAAGAAAGAAACTATTCCGTTTGCGGCATCAACTACAGAGCCAACCAAAGTGGCAGTTAACGTAGTTGCACCCACTGCTCGAAAATACAACCGAACTGTAGCCCCAGTAAGGGATATAGGTACGCCTGTAATTGAGTCGGTAAGCGTTGTTACAAGTGTGGGCCGAGTATCGCCTTGGACAAGTTTAATTTTTTCGACCACGGTAATACTCCTTACTAACCAGCTACAGCCGCGCCTGCGCGGTTAGGGTTACCGGCGGACACAGGCATAACACCAGTAGTTCCTTTAATCTCAATACCAAGTGCGTTTGCAAATGCCCCGTAATGGGCTTGAGCGCGTCCAGCATTGCCCGCATATTCAGCGTCTTTAGTGTACGCACGATACAAGATGTAATCGCCTAGCACATTGCTATAAATATCGGGCAAACTGATATTTCCACTTACGGCGCTATACAACGTTCCATCAGCAGGTTCCGTAATGTCCGTTGGGTACGCAGAGTACACAATGTCCAACTGAGCTAAAGTGGTAGCTGGAGGGTAGACATAAAAAGTTTTTGGGTCTCGCGGATCATACATAAAATGCGTAATATCTACCGAGCCAGTTAAATTATGCCAGCCGGGGGTTTGCGCGTCTAGTATTTCCCGATTAATCATACGAACCGCTTTTTTGGCGCTAGTAGAAGCAACATTTCGAACAATTTCAATAAGCTTAGAGCCCGCACTCGGAAGTGTTTGTCGACTCCCCGCTACACAAGTCAACACTGCGTTCGTTACCATAGAGTCCGGGCGATACAAGACAACTTCGCGTTGCCCATCGTTAAGATATCGAACTAGCTCAGAAATAGGCCAACGAACGGATGTGCTGTCTTGCAAGGTTTCTACTACCCTACGGACAATTGATTGTGCTGCAATAGTCATAAATTACCTCATGCAAAAGAACGATAGCGGACAGACATTGACCCACGAATCAAACCATAATTACCATCTACCCGCGAACTAATTGTTTGTTTAGCAGCGGAGTCAAGTAGGTAGCGGGCTTGCGCAAAATTTGTAAACGGTTGATCCGGCACTTGCATTGCTCTGGCTATGGCTCCGGAAACAATTGGGTCAATCCATATATTGTAAAGGTCATCCTCTAACAACGTAGCTGTTCTAGCGGGCCTTAAAGTTACACCAACTACCACCGGGTAAACAGCATCGGGTGGGGGAGTTAGCCGAAGAACAAAAACGGAATCGGCGCGGCTAGTATAAAAAGCAAGCGGAGTAGAGTTAGCAGTTGGCAAATCATTACGAACTACTTCAGCCATTCCGGCTGCTAGCTCTTTGTAATTTACTGCAACGCTCATCACACGATTAATGTCGTGCTGGATTGAAGGGGGGTCTAAATCGTACTCAATCTTCCCGGCCACGGTGTTGAACGTATCTAGATTTTGGCGAAGCGTAAGTGAGTTTTCGCAAAACTCAATAGCAGAATTTAAAATTACTTGGTCGGCGAAAGGCTCAGAGCATCCGGGCAAGTACGGAAGTACCCTTGGGTAAAAAGCGCTAAGAGCTTTCATGATATGCCTTACTCGGTAGCTTGTACAAGTCCAACAGACGGTGCATCGGTAATTTCAACGGATTCTACCAGTTGTGCTTTAACTTTGCGAGGTTTTGTTGCGGCAACTTCAGTTTCGGACACAGCTAAGTTGGAATGTTCGTTATACAGAGCTTGTCCAGCTTCGGTATATTCCCACTCTTGGTCATTCAGCGCAGCCACAATGACGACTTTGCCTTCAATTGTTGCGCGGACGCGGTTCATAACTATTTCGCCGCCTAGTCGTTCCATCAAATCAAATACAGTCATCTAGTTCCCCAAAGTAAAAAAGAGGGCCGAAGCCCTCTTAGTTTATACCACCAATTAAGCGCTGAGAACAGCACCCCAGTTTTCACTGCCTAAGCTAATGTAAGCCCCAGACATGTTAGCCGCCAAGGCTTTAGCAGCATTAGCAGAACCGTTGTTGATTTTGCCGCCAGTTGCTGGGTACACGTTTAGTGCAACACCAGAACTGTTAACAACATAAACTACGTCACCAAGGCCATAACCTGCGGGCAACATAACGCCATCGCTAGCATTGCCAGTGGTGACGTAGTTGATAGCAGAGGTCAGGACGGTAGCACCAGCTTGAGTTTGAGTCGTGCCAGCAGTTGCAGCTTCATAGCCGCCAGTCGTACGACCAAATTGAGTTGAATAAGACATTTTAAATCTCCAAAATAAAAGTAAAAATGGGGGCCGAAGCCCCCGTTTAATTAGGCCGTACCGACTTGAGCCAAAACCAAGGCTTGAGGTTTAACAACCTTGCGACCATACACAGCCAAACCACGGACGATATCGCCAAAGTCAGTTTGATTGCGCAGAGGCTCGGTCTTGTTAACAGTCATCGCAAACGACACAGCCGATTTTGTACCGGCAATCATTGTGCGACGAGCTTTAGCGCTGGCAACAGAACCGCCAGTAGAAGTGTCGGTCAAACCGGCAACTAAGGCTTTACCGGCAGCACCACGGGGCAGCAAGTTCGACACATAGACGGTGAAACGATCCAACATGCCGATCTTGCCAGTGCGGATAACACTAGATTGGTCGCCGGTGAAGTACGCTTGTGCGATGCTAGATTGCATCAACAACTGGCGGTCAAAGGGACTGATAATCAAGAAACGGCCATCTTCAGGAACATTCTGCTCGTCCAAAACTGTAGACATGCGAAGGATAGCCTTCAACACGTTTTCAGGAGTGGCTTGGTCGATTGGAGTTACGTCTGTACCCAAGTTATAGGCAGCAGAAATAGCACCAGCAGTAGCGCCGTAGTTAGCGGTAGTAGGGCCTTCAGTCACAAAGCTGTTGAAAAACACTTCGTTTTCAATCTGAATTTTCAACTGTTTGGCAGCGTCTTCTGTGAACATGTTCATCAGGTTCATGTCGGACTGATAAGACAACACATCATTGACTTGCACACCAAAGTACTTGCCCTTGTTCACTTGCATATCTTGGAAGATAGGAGTGGGGACTTCGTAGTTCAGGTTTTGACCTGCGGTGTAGTCAGAAATGGTAATGGTAGGAGCCAAACGAATACGGATCGTATCGCCTTGGTTCTTCAGTTCACCTTCATAGTCCGTGTTGCAAACTTCAGACAACATGGTATTTTGGTAAAACTTTGCCAGCAATTTGCCAGACCACAGGGTAGGGATAAACGCGCCGGAATACGAAGTACTCGTATTAAACGGAGCTTGGACGGGATAAACAGCAGCCATGATGGCCTCCTAAATAAAAAATAAAAACAGGTTGGATGGTGCTGTCGGCTAGGTTATTACGCTATTACACGCTTTTCCCTATACGCAGCATCAATTTCAGCTTCAAGTTTCTGTGCTTCGTCGAGTTTTCCTGAGCTTGCTAGTGTGGCCGACTTAATGAACATCTTTTGGATTTGGGAATCCGTGTAAGTTGCTCCTTTTGGCGAACCAATACTAGCGCTAGAAGCGCTACGATTCGGCTGAATTTGACGTTCCAGTTCAGCGGCTTTGGTGTTAGTTTGCTCTACGGGTTTTGTTCCTCGGAACATACCTACATAGTGTGCAACCCCCTCTGCATCGCCTCGGTTGAACGCTTCCTGCGCAACAGTTTTTCGTGGGGCTCTGAGGAATGGATCAACTTCATCTAACCACTCGACCCACTTGGGATCGGTGTTAATGTTTTGAAAATCCGGCACCAAACGATGTAGGCGCTGCTCAAAACTTGCTTCAGATACTTGGTTGCCAGTTGCAGTAAGCTGCTCACGCAACTTATCGTTTTCGGCCCTCATGGTATCCAACTCATCACGAAACTCTGAAGCCACTTCGCGGGCAACTTTGCGTTGGACTTCAATTAAGTCCTCGCCAAATGCTTGAACATCAGCATCGGTAACCAATTTTTCCTTGGTAGCGGGTTTAACTTCCTGTTTGGGAGCCGCCATTTCACGTTGGACTTGTTCCATGCGTGAAGACAATTCCTTTACTTGGGAATGCAACCGAGGCACTTCAGCGTCATACATACCCTTAAGGGTTCGGTACTTCTGCTGCCATGTCTCTTCCGGTACTTCCGGTTCAACTGGTTTTTCTGGCTTAACTTCTGGCTGTTGCTCAACTTTTTCGGGCTCTGTTGGTTCCGGCGCAGGTTCCTGTGATTGTGGATTTTGCGCTTCGCTCAACTGCTTTTCAATCGCTTCCAGTTCTTTCAACTGTTCTTCAACTTGCCGTGGTAATGCCATTAATTACTCCTTAAGCTCCAACTCTGCTTTCGGCTCCTACTTCGGTCTGCCATCCACATAATGGTTTGCTGGGATTACAAAATACGAGTCATTTGACTCGCTCTAAAATCTCTGACGATTTTTCAACCGCTTCGAGAAAATCTGCCAAGGCTTCTGCCCGACCTTGTAAACGATACAGCTTTACTGATTCTTCCGCCAGCATCAAGGAATTTTTTGTTTCCTCAAGTTTGACTTGGAGTAACCGGACTAAAGCTTCGTTTTCTGGCAGCTTACAACGATTGAGCGCTTGTATCTGCTGCCGGTCTGGCTTTGGGCCAACGAAAATATTCATACGCCGAGTTTATATCATATATAGTTTAACGGGTCAAGATGAGGTTTTAAACTCCGTTTGGCCTTGGGGAAATCATGTTTGATTCGCGCCCGCCAACTTGCGACCCATCGGGCAACATGTTTTTTGGCTGCATATCTGGTTGCTGCGGTGCAGCATTTGGAGCCCCCGGTGCGCCGGGAGCTTGACCCATTAGCATTTGAAGTTGCTGCTGCAACTGCTGAATAATTTGAGTTTGCTGTTCGGTTATAGAAATTTGTTTCCTATCCGGAACAATGCGATCCACATTGCCGCTCAAGTTTTTAGCAGAATCTCGCAGCAGTTCAGCTACGCCATTCATACCGACAACTTGCTGGGCCAGAGGGCTATTAAGCACCAACGTCAAAAACTCATTGCGGCGAATAGCTTCAGCTTCTTTGACAACCAAACTATTAGCACCAGTAGCAATAATGTTAACGTCTCCAACTAAATCGGGATCGTCGCTGTACCGCAAATTGTCTTGATACAAACGCTCAATTGCTGGAGTAATTACGTTCTGGTCAATGTTACTGATAACCTGCTTAATGCCTTTGCCAGCGTTACTGATAAGCATGGACAGGCCCGAAGATGTCCTGCCAGCGCCGGGACTGCTTTCGCCTGTCATGTACCGAGGGATCATTGTGTCTTCGTCTGCCCGAGCAGAAAACTTTTCAAAGACGGCCATCAACTCATTGGCGTTGCTATTCGGCTGAAAGAAAGTAATAGGCGTAGTGTTGTCGCCATAATCAGACGCTTGGAACTGCCAAATCTTCCACGGGTGCATATCCGTAATATCTTCGCCCGGGGGCAGTCGTGAAATGTTTACCCCAACTTGAGGGCCAGAACTAATACCCATGTTGTTTGCCAATGACCGAGCAGAGGCATTAACCATCAACTGCGAATCACGGCACAAGTCAGTTACGCCTTTACCGTCAACTGCACCGGGTACGTTTTCGTATGAAGTTAGATAGTATGGTTTGCGTCCCAAGGGGTCGTAGTTCAACACCGCACGAATAACTACATTGGAGATAAGCCAAACTTCACACGGGTAGTTAAGGGCTGCGTCAGGAATTTCTTTCTCGGTCAGGCCCCACTCCAAAAGCAAACTGCCTTTTACAGAATCCCACAATTGAATAGCATCAATCAAATCGCCGCTAATAATTGCTTCAGTAACGTACTTCCCTTCAGCTTGCGCTTTGGCTGCATCAGTCCACAGCCACTGCTTCATACCTTGGGTTTCAAAGTCATTTAAAATTGTACGGATGGCATCGTCGTTGTAGCCGGGTACGCCAATTAACGCTTGCAGTTCGTCAGCCGTCATGCGGTGACGTTCAATTACGTAGCCGTCATTTATTTCCCAAGCCCAAGGTGCCCAGTACAAGTAAAACGGATCAACCCGTTCCCACTCGTTGCGGATTTCTTCCACGGGGACGAGCTTTCCATCTTGCCACTGTAGGCTCTTGCGGCGGCGTTTTACAGGGCCTTTAAGCACTGCGTAAGGGAATGTAACTATATCGTCTAAAAACTCATCAAATGCTTTATGCCAGCCGCCTTCAGTCAGTTGATCTTCCATTTTGCGGCTCATGCGGTCAACGCGTTCACTTGCTTCTTCGCGGAGTTGACGTTCTGCTTCATCTTTCATTTGCATGGCATACTGACGAAGTTGTTCTTCATCCGGGGATTGCCCGCCCTGCTCAACATGCTGCATTAACTCTTGAGCAAGTTTTTGTTGCAAACTTGCCATAATTTCTGGTGGCATTGTTGGGTTTGGAGTTGCTTGGATATTCCAAGGTTTATCCGATCCTTTACCCAGCAAAGTGTCTCGTAACCAACTTGTAGCCGCACGGCACTTAACGGAAGTCAGATTAATAAAAATATCTGAGCCGCCTTGGTTAACAATTTCTTGAGCTTTTTCTGGGTCGTATTCACCGTTGCGTTGGCGAAGGCATTGCAACATGCGCTCTTCCAGTTTACGTTTTGCAATACGAGCGCTTTCCCATCGTTTGCGAACATGAGAAGCTAGCCCCTGAATAACCGGGGTATTCTGCGTTTCTTGGCTGCGACGGCGAGCCTCTGCTTCTAAGTCAGATGCCCGTGCAACCGGAATAAGGGCCATGCCTGTAGCCATACGTATGTCCTAGAAATAATGTTGCTGATTGTACCGAGCCGCGCCTAGGGGTCAAGTGTACACATACTTTTGCTGTTTTAACTCTCGCCGCTTTACCCCAAATTCGGCTCCCCGGATGTTCATGTCCATCACGGAGTCTGCGTACTGGTTGGCATCGTGGACGTGGGAAAACTCGTTTTTGTCCGGACGGTCTTCCATTTCCCCATTTTTCTTGATTTTATACCGATACCCGTATCGGAATCCCTTAATTAACTGGGTGCAAGAGGGGTCAACTAAGTATAACGCTTTACCTTCAATTTGCTGTGTAAGCAGTCGTTCGGTGGCCTGAATACGCAATTCCGGTTTATTTGTTGGGGGTTTTACGCATTTAAACCCGGCCTGCTTCAAAACATCAACCAAAGTCATTTCATTTTGCTGCTGCTTGGCAAACCCAGCCGGGTCTGGCGCACAAATAAAACTGCATCCCTGCAAGTTATTGGCAATAAACGGGTTCAGTTTTGTACGTACAAACGTCTCAATACCCATATTTTCGGACACCAACTCCGCCAAAGTGACTACACGCCCCCGGGGGTCACGCTGTTTAAACACCGCAGCAGGCGTTCGCCCAAAGTCGATTCCAATAATGATCGTATAGTCCGCACCCCGAACGGGCTTCAAACTATCCTTGGCTACATGGAACTCAGGGGTAAAAGTTTTTTCATACACCGGAGTTCCTGAAAGTGACCGACCATATTCGGATCGAAGGTATACCCGCAACCAGTCTTCCGTTTTTCCCGGAATCAAATTTGGATAATACTGTTTGGGCAAATTGTCGTAGTTGTCGCACTTTGGGTTAACACACCATTCGTTGCCGTCTTTGTCCAACAAGACTTCTTCGGGCGACTCACCAAAAGTTTCTGTATATACAGTTGGCGTCATTATGGCCGTTGGCTGTTTGTACACGGCCCAGTTACTAGGCGGCGACTCCATCTTGTCATGCCACCACGTATCCTCGTCCGGCATGTTGGTATCAAACAACGCACACGAAACCGTAGGCCCGCCGTCTTTCATGCTGGGGTAGCGGTTCAGACGACCAAGCAACCCGTCAACTACGTCTTGGTGAAGCTCCCGGGCCTCGTTGCCCCATATAAATGTCGTCTCAAGGGACAACGCTTTACGCACGTCATCCGGAGTATCCAGTGCAATGAACAACCACTCGGACTCCACTTGAGTTCCATCCGGCAGTTTTGCCATCAAGATAAAAGTTTTCTCCACAGCCTTCCATATACCTGCCTCGCCCGGTGGGAGCCAGTCAAATACTGTTTTGCGAGTTGTCAATGCCAACTGGTCAGCCGTGTTACGGACAATAACCGCTCTGGTTTTACGTATCCCTTTGGCGTTTGGAGCCTGTCCAGTTGCCAGCCGTACAAGTTCATGTACGCACGTTACCGACTTACCGCCCCCTACGGGCCCCGCCAGAACTCGGACGTACTTCTCGTCCAACATGTAGCCGCGCTGGGTTTCAGTCGGTTTGTATGTACTCATTCTTTAATTTCTTTAGTGGGCACATCCAATGTAACAGGCACAAGCGTTTGCTGGTTGCCAATACTTACACTTTTATCCCCAAGGTCAATGAAAACACTGAATGTCGGCCCAGTGGACTGAAACTTTTCCTCTTTCGGCTCAAGCCCCGACGCTTTAATCATGGTTTTGAGCACTTCGTGTTTCTGGTTCAGGCTCGTTTCCGAGCTTGCGGCCATTACGTACACCTGATCCAGCAATTCCGCAGCCATCCATGCCGACTTGGCTTTGAAAGTTACTCCGTTCTTGGCAAACTCAGAGCGTTTTACTTCTACTTGTAGCTGAAACCACGGCTGGGCCGACAGTTCGGCGTACTTTTCCATGCTAAGCCCGTGTCGGGACGCAATTATTAGCTCATCTTCGGCTCCCAGCGCCAAACTAGCCAGCATTTCATCACTGATTTGGGGGAATGACACGTTTTTCTGCCCTAGTTCTAGAGGTTCGTCACCAATATCCACGTCACTGAGGTTCATTTTTGGGTTCCGCAGGGGTAATTTCTGCTTTTTTTACAGCAGCAAGGTACTTTTCGCAGGCAATTCGCATCATGTCTGACGCAGAAATGTCTCTTTTTTCCGCCATTTTTTTGATTTCCTCAAGCAATTCAGCGGGCAAAAACATGTTCCAACGCTTCATTCCTGTAGCCATTTGCGCTCCTTTTGGGTTGTATGTATATGTATTGTACAACTTTTTTTATTTTTTTGGGGTGCGAAGTGTATGTATACCCTATTTTTTTGTCGTGCTGTAAGAGTAAGGCCTAAGCACCCCGTGGCTGGGGGTGGCCGTTGGGGGGCCTGTGGGGGGTGGGCTAACACCTGCGCCAGTAGTGTAGGCGGCAAGCGTGGTTAACACCCCTGCCTATTGTGACAGGCATCGTACTGTCCGTTCCGTGAGCCTTGCGAGTAGTAGGTTCTGATGAATGCGCCATGCAGCCGAAAGGCCATGCGGTAGCCCATCGGGTTGACTGAAATCGTGTAGGTGGAAACTCGTATCATTAAAAATTCGATAGCGTTTTCCGTGTTTGGGTGAAGTAACACGGCGGTAATTCCGTATCCATGACCGCAAGCCCTTGGGGTAGGTCTAAACGTGCAGGGCAACGCACGGGATACGGCTTTAATGTGTATCTTGCAATCCCGCAGGGTATACATATCAAGCCTACTTTTTGGAGTATTACTATGTCCGCAATTACCGTGTTTTCCAATGATTCCTCTATCGTGTCTTTCGAGGACAAAAAGGGTAACGCCCACAACATCAGCGCAGAGGGCGCATTGTTTAAGGGTGGCTTGGCCCTCAAAGCCCTCAAGGATGTGGCCGTAAAGTCGGCATACGATAAGGCTATCAATGGGAAATTCCGTGCCGCAGCCGATATCATGGCCGCAGCATTCCCTTCGACGGGCAAAGCCTTTGAGAAAATCATGGGTAGCGCCCATGCCAACAAGTCCGCTTTCCTGTCCTTCATTGCAGCTATCGAACGTGCAGAGGGCGGCAAAAACGGTTACAGCGCCAAGCAATTGGAAGCCCGTGGATTCTGCCAAGCCCTGCGCAACGTGGATTCTTTCAAGTCCACAGATAGCGCCTTCACCATCAACGCCTAAGTCTCGGTGACAGCCTGAAGCCCTGCGAGTCAGGGTTTTGGAGTGCAACCAACGGAGATACATACATGAAAGTGCGCCAAGTGCCCAAGGGTACATTGAAGATTCCGATGCCGCCGCTAGTCCAAGGGACTCAAGGCGCAAAGCTGCAAGGCGGCTTACCACCACAACCATATCGCAGTACATCGCCCAAATGGCTGGGCTGTCCGACCAAATTTGCACGGGAACCCTTTGCTTCCAAGCAAATCCGCCGCGAAGTCCTATGTGACCGCTACGCCCAATAACATACATATGTATGTACGATTCCTAATATCCAACACAAAAACTTGGATATTACGTCTGGATAGTAGGATTTCCCATATAAATCAAGGGCTTAACCCTTTGTAATATCCTAATATCCAAATATCCAAGAAAAATGGATACGTGTATAGGTTTTGAATCCGCTTTATGGCAATGTACGTTTTGCGCGCAAAGTGCATCACGAATCCGAGTCTCACAAAAGGGCCCCTCCATTTCCCGACTTGGATATTACGTTTGGATATTACGATACATACGTAATTTAGCCTTATAAATCAATAGCTTGCGCGTGTACATACACGAATTCCTAATATCCAAGCTTGGATATTACTTTGGATATTACGATTTCCACCGGCCTAACCGGCCAAGTCCCCGTCCCTCAACCAACCAAGGAGCATACATATGCTGGCCTATCTGCACATCCCAGACGACCTTGAAACCTACGCCCTCGATGACGAATACATATTTGAATTTGCTGTCGAGCCCATCGACGAGTCCTTTGAGCGCATCGAATACCGCTACTCAGATACATATACACACATCCCTTAACAGCACTCACCACTCATACATATGTCCAACCTACAAGCAATTCCCACCTACCGCTTAATTGATGAACTGACTAAGCGTCTCAAAACCGAAAATTACATTGAAGATTGTGATGGAACCGAAGCCAATCAAATTCACGAACTGCAAGACTTGATTGCCAAAAAACTCGAAGAACGCACCCTTATCAGAGCAATTGAACGCTATCTCGAATTAAAGAAACTACCATAAGGAGCTAAAAATGAAAGTCGTAATTAACACTTGTTTCGGAGGCTTTTCCCTGTCCGAAGCCGCAATCCAGCGATTTTGTGAATTGGATGGTTGCAGCCCGACTGATTTCTGGTCGGGCATAGTAGAGCGCAATGACCCAAATTTAGTAAAAGTAGTACAAGAACTTGGTGTTGACGCAGAAACTTCCTGCTCAGAACTTAAGATTGTCGAAATCCCTGATGGGGTTAAGTGGCACATCCATGAGTACGATGGCGTAGAGCACGTTGCCGAAGACCACCGCACTTGGTATGGCGACGAGGTTAGCCCATGAACGAACACTACCTACCCATATGTACATGTTGCTACGCCGTACGGGTTGAGCCCCATCGTGCTAAGTCGTCCCGTCCGACCTGTATGGATTGTGGCGAGAAGATAGCTATACGACAAAAACATTGTATCGTTCCAATGCCCAAATCCAACTACATCGTAGTCACCGACCCGGCCCTGCTCAAAGGGCTTAATTCATCCCACAAAGGAAACATGACATGAGTAAGTACCGCAACCAAATGTATGAGCTTGCCGAGGAAGGGCTAGTGTCGTGGGAGTCCATTGCCAAGGCTTGCCTTGGGTATATGTCCGAGGCCGATGTGCAGGACATGGCCGAGTGTGAAGGATTTATCAAAGGAGAAGATGAATGACTACATGGAAAGACTTCAATCGCTTTCACGGGAGCGACAGCTTCTATGGGTGCGTTGCACCCGATGGAACGTGGTTTGACTCAGCGCTGTTGTTCACAACCGCTGTCCACTGGTGCTGCATGCAAGCAGGGATTTATAACCTTAGCACCGAACAAGAACTGCGCTGGATGGACGACAGCGACCTGACCCACGGCTACTCAGTTATTCACAGCACCTTGCTGAAACAAATGTTCGAGAAAGGACTAATCAAATGAACACAGAGTACACCACCACGAAATCCCAAACCCTTGCCGACATCGGCATTGGCATCCTTGCCACAATCATCCTGTTCACCTGCTGGGAGCGCGAGGGCTGGCTGTTCCAAGCTGGCCTACTGTGGGCTGGGGTTAATTTCGGCTACCTGATAACTGTGTACCTCAACCAAGGAGAAGACGAATGAACACCTACTGGAACTACCGCATCGTCAACGCCAAATCCGAAAACGGCGGCGAGGATTGGTACTGCCTGAAAGAAGTCGTGTACCAAGACGGTAAGCCTAGCGGCTACAACGACCCCTGCATTGGGTCTGAAGACATGGACTCTATGCGTGACGTATGGCGCTTGATGAGCCTAGCAATGGAAGTGCCGCCGATGCAAGAATCAGATTTTATAGGAGAAAGCTAATGAGTAACTTTGTCAAAGAAGCTATTGCCCAATACTGGGGTGAGCCTTGCGATGGTTACGACGCAGGTTGCCATACCTGCCGAGCGTGGGCTGAGTACGACACCCTAGTTGCTGTAGAGGAAGAAATACGTGAACACTACATGCCCAAGATAAAGAACATATTCACGCGATTACATGGAGGGACTGATGACATGCGTGACGAAGGCCATAAGTTGTGGCTTATTTATAACGACTTGGAGTCGCTTACTAAGGATAGGAGCAAACTATGAAGATAGTAATTAACATAACTAGAAACTATGGCGTGGACGTTGCGTACCCCGTATGCGACAAAGCATTCCAGTTCGCAGCCATAGCTGGCACGACAACCCTGACCCCTCGCGTATTGGGATACATACGTAAGCTGGGCTATGAAGTGGAGGTAAAACCCAATGACTTGGGAAGATTCAGCCCTGCATAGCGAATTGATGGGTTCGCACAACGAGTATTGGGGATACGTCAGTACATACGCATTTGCCTTAGCTGGAAAGCAAAGCTACATAGCAAAGTTCCGTCACCCAAACGATGGGTGGATGGATGAAAAAGTAGGGGAGTTCCCAACCATAGAAGAAGCGAAGGGCGCGTTACTCGCCCGAGTTGCTCACTACATCCTGTCGCGCTAGTGACAGCACAACACATACATACACCATAGACTTGCTACCCCTACGATTTCGGTGCGCCGTAGGGGGCGGGCACATCAGCACTACATCAAACCAAATCAAGGAAACCCATGAAATACAGCAACATCAAAACATCCATACTGGAGCAGTTCAAAGTCGAAGGCGGCAATGCCATAGTGCCATTCATACTGGGTGCGCCCGGTGGTGGCAAATCAGCACTCATTCGTGAGGTGGCGCAGACCATGTTCGCAGAGCGCGGACTGCCGATGATTCAGTATGACGACAGCAACCCCGATACGTGGGAGACGGCAAACTACGTGGAGTTCAATGCATCGCTGCGTGACCCCGTGGACTTGCTTGGTACGCCTAACAACACAGGCACAGCGACCCGTTGGAAAGCACCCGGCGAGTTCTATGCCCTGCGCCGTGGCACAGGCTTCAAGATTGTCAACTTTGAAGAGTTGTCAGATGCGTCAACGGCAATGCAGAACGGCATTTGCTCTGTAATCTATGACGACAGAGCAGGTAATACCTTGTTGACCAAAGAATTGTTCAAGATGGCGACTGGCAATCGTACTGAGGACAAGTCAGGTGCTAACCGAATCACAGGTAAGCTAGCCAATCGGACTCGACTGTTTAACTTCCAAGAAAACTTGGAGGACTGGACTGAGTGGGCGCTGAACAACGGTATCGACGAGATTCTGATTCAGTTCCTGCGGTTCCGTCCGGGCCTTCTGTCTGACTACGAAGCCAATCGCTTTGCCAATCCAACTCCAAGGTCTTGGGGGCGCGTCAGTTTGATTCCTGCGTCACTAGACAATGGACTGTACTTTGATAACTGCGCTGGTGAGGTGGGCGAGGGCCCAGCAGCAGAGTACACAGGCTTTCGTCGTATCTACCAAAAGATGCCCAACGTCGATGCTATCTTGCTTGACCCAATGGGCGCTGAAGTTCCTCAAGACCCTGCGACTTTGTATGCATTGACTGGTGCGTTAGCTCGCAAAGCGACCAAAGACAATTTTGATCGTGTCTCTAAGTACCTAGGTCGTATGAGCCCTGAGTTCAACATCATGGCTACCAAGGATGCAATCAAGTTGCAACCAACCATCAAGCACACCCGTTCGTTCGTCGAGTGGGCCACTAAACACTCTGAAGTCTTAATGTAAGGAAATGATATGACACCAACCAAACTGTCCGACAAAGTGGTGCTGGTCAAACTGACTATGCGCCGTGCAACGCTGACCAAGCGGGATAACTTCCTGACCGACAAGATACAAAGGCAAGAGCAAGACGCTAGCTTGACAGTCTCAACGAAGTTGTTCCGGGACAAGACCAACGCAATCAACACAGTTATGTCAGCAATGAATGATGTGTATATCTGCCACAAGGAGCGTACCCTGCCGTGGGTCGATGCTGGCCCTAGGCTGTTGCTCAACGACAAGTACTTTGATTACACGTTCGAGATGAAGACGCTAATCGGTAAGGTTGACAAGCTTCTGAGCGAGCATATGCCACAGTATGACCAGTTGGTACTTGACGACATTCGGTATCGTAACGCTGGTAGTGCAGCAGGACGGGCACACACCAGTGACTATCCAACGGCAGATACGTTCAAGCAGTCTATGAGCGCGGAGTTTAGGTTTCAGCCCATGCCCGATGCTAGGCACTTTGTGTTTGACCTGAGTGAAGAGGACGAAGCAGCCTTTGCACAGGCCGAAGCCGACGCCTTGGCACTGGCTAACACCGACACCATCAATAGGATGCTCAAGCCCTTGGCTTCATTGGTTACCAAGTTAAAGGAATACCAAGGTGCTAAAGGTGAGCGCTTCCATACATCACTGGTGGAGAACGTAATCGAAGGATGCGACATGGCAATGAGTCTGGCAATCAGCCCAACGCCTGAGTTGATAGCGGAGATAACCGAGTTACGTGAGGTAGCTAAATCGTGCCTTACTAGCGTAGAAGTTATTAAGGGTTCGTCAATGGCGCGGGATTCTGCCAAGCGTAGGCTTGAGGATATCGCTGCCAAGATGTCAATGTTCCAATGATAAGGAGGGATATGTTCACAGACCTTGAGTACATACTGATGATGTGTTGCGCCGTGTTGCTATGGCGTAATGCCGTGCTTCACACACGTCAGTTCCAGTTGATGGCATTGTCAGACCGCTATGCAAACTTTCTTAAAGAAGTAGGTAGGGGCAATGGCTCTGTCGTCAGAAAAGATGGTGGTTTTATATTTAAAGCGAAAGGAAGTCAAAATGAGTTCGAGTGACACATTCGACCAAGTACGCATGATGAAGATGATGGGCGTAACAGCTACTGTCGTCATAAATCCTGCCAAGTTAGGTACACGGATACGTAATGCAGCAATAGAAATGATTGAGAAGGGATACTTAATGAAAGGATATCGTTCCCAAGCACGACAAGTAGCCGATGCGATAGCCCAAAAGTTTCACATCAACATTGGCAGAAACTACCACAGCTTTGTATCAAGTGAATCTATACCGCGTGGGATGAGAGGGGCGTTTATTGAAATCATGACGGCAGATGCTGCGGCATATAGATTAACAGAGAGTGGAGTTAACTGGAGTAAGTCGTACTTAGCTAGAGCTTACGAAGAGGCAAAAGACAGTATTCAAAACAGCGGCAAAGTTAAATACAACTTTCGGTCTGATAAGTTTGCTAACCAAGCCCGTGAGTTTTTATCAACTTGCTTGACTAAAGAAGACAGAGCAAACATTCAAGCAGCACTCATAGCGCTGCGTGGAACCGAACCAATCAACATAACAGAGGTGTTTTATGGCAATAACTAAACTGGACAAAGCTAAGGTATCACTGGTAACTCAGCATCCTTTCTTTGCGGCGATTCTGATGAAGCGCAAAATTATCTTTGACCGCACAATCAAGACAGCAGCAGTTGACCAACGGGCTCAAATCTATGTCAACCCTGACTGGATTGAAGAGCGTACAGTTGATGAGATTGTGTTCGTTTTAGCCCACGAGGTTGGTCATGTAATCGGCCAGCACGCATCCCGACGCGGAACCCGACAAGCTAAGAAGTGGAACACGGCTGGCGATGCATGGATTAACGACATGCTCAAGGAAGCTGGTATCGGCGACTTCATCGAAGGATGTGTGGACATGCCCGGCTCCAAGGACAGGACAGTCGATGATATTTACAACGGCTTGCCTGACAACCCTGATGGCGGCGACGGAGGTATTGGCGACGACTTGATTGAACGTGGTGAACCAATGACTGGCGAAGAAGAAACGCAGCTTGACGCTGACATCCGAGTCGAGATAGCCCAAGCAGCCCAAGCAGCTAAAGCCCAAGGTAACGGTCTGGGTGGTCTGGAGAAAATCATTGCTGACCTGATTGACCCGGGTACTCCTTGGTTTGACATTCTTGAGCGTTACATGGTGTCCAAGGTTGCATCCGAGACAACATGGGCTCGGCCTAACCGCCGATTCGCAGACATTGCGTATCTCCCATCAGTAGGCAGCGTACCGCAAATGGGTGTGTTGTGCTTACAGGTAGATGTGTCAGGCTCTATCCAAAAGAAAGAACTGGACTACTACAACGGACACTTCAGCCGCATCGTCGAACTGTGCAACCCCCAAGAAGTCCACGTCCTATATACGGATACATCAGTGTGCAAGCATGAGATATTTGCGCAGGGTGAACCCGTCAGCCTACAGTTCTACTCAGGCGGTGGCACGGACATGGAAGAAGGCTTTGCGTACTTGGCCCGTGAAGGCATCGAACCCGAGGTGTTTGTCTGCTTAACTGACGGTTACACCGACTTCAACCAAGAAAATGCTCCGGGTTTTCCCGTAGTTTGGTGCATAAGTAGTGACATTGTGGCTCCTTACGGCGAGAATATCCATTTTTCAATGGAGTAACTATGGCTACAGCAAAAATCGCCGATGACTTTGACCAACTAGTCACGGCACATCACAGTGTGTATCAGCAATGCTATGACGTACTAGCACCCGAAAAGACTCAACCCGAGCGCGATGTAGTACGTTCAGCACTTAAAGACTATCTTGATTTAGGAAAGGAAAACCCCGAAGACACGACTGAGTAAGTAGCGGCCCCAATGGGGCCAAGTATGGGCTGTTTGATGCGGAAGTGACACCCGCAGAGGCCCTTTTTTATCCATCAAATCATAGGAGAATTTTAATGGCTACAGTCATTATTACGAAAGACTTGCGCGAGCGCGTTGCTGCAAAAATTAACGCCATGCGTAATGCGGAACTTAAAGCAGATTGCCCCCAACATGGCACTACGTTAAACATTGACATAAGCGAAATGTTCAACAAACTTGCATGGGAAGGCCAAGAGCATTTGATAAATGTAATCCCGAACAAGTGGCTCAAGAAAACCAATGACGCTTTTTTAACTTTATGCGTGACAGTTGATGATGGTGGGGCAGTATCCCATCGCATAACCGTAAATGGTTTATCTAATGCATGGTGCAAGCCCAACCCCGAGTACTACGGCAGTAACGATAGGATCAGCCTTAGTGAAACCACACTGCTTGAGTTTGCAGATGAAACGCCGGGTAAAGCAGAACTACTTGAGCGTATGCAGTTAGTTAAGCAAGTGCATGAAATTGATAAACGCTGGCAAAAAGTTGCGGCTGATGTTGATTCGTTCTTGAAGAAATGCAAGTCGCTTAACGAAGGTGTAAAACTGTTCCCTAACATCCGTGCATACATTGGCGCTAAAGACCTTGAGCGTCTTGATGTCAAACCACCACCCAAAGCAGAACGTCAAGACATTGTTGCTGGCCTTGATACTGAAGCGCTGACTGCATCAGCTATGGCGTTCAAACTTATGGGACAAAAAATCTAATCACCACTCATCAATGGAGAAATGACATGCCTGATTTAAAAACGGAACTTAAAAAACTTGAGAACCTTTCGTTCGATGACTCTGACCAAGCCGTTGAAGACTCTGACCAACCTAAAATAACTACCAGTCAAGCGACGTTTGATTACATCCGAGACAACCCCGGGCTTACACGAGCAGCAATTGGACACAACGTAGAAAAGCTAGGCCACCTTTATACGTCGGCTATATCGCTTGTTTCGCAGTTGCTTAACGACCAGCAGATTGAACAGCGTGGAGATAAATACTACGCTATTGGAACTAACTATAAGCCTTTGCCCGGCGGTAAACGGCTAAAGAAAAAGAAAGCTACTACAAGACGATTGGCAACACGAGCCGCCAATGCAGCAGCAAAACCAGTTGAGGTTAAGACTGGGTTTAACGCTAACAGTATCATCAAAGACTTGACTATTTATCAGGCCAAGGAACTGCGTGATGCGCTCAACAACTTATTCAAGTAAGGAGACACCATGATGCGCCGTATAGGACTACGTGAACTACTTAAAGAACCATTTCGCAAACCAAGCCCATTAGAAATGATTGCCGCAGAGTTGGCAGAAGCCCACATGGAGAAGCTTGGCGCTGAAACAGCAGTGGAGTACGCACAATCAATCGTGGACTACAACGTAACTCGAATCACGCGACTTAACTCACGTATGGATGAATACCGCAATGATGTTGACGCCACAAAAGTAGGAGGTACAAAATGAACGAAGCAGACAAAGCCTACATAAAGCGCAAGACGCAGAAGGACTGGGAGTACGACGAGCCAGAGTCCAGCGACTACGCCATGTTCGTGAGGCAGATTCAGGGCTTGATCGTGTGGGTGATCTTTGTAGTGGGTGCGTCCATACTTGTTGCGGCGGTGTTCAAATGACTGAAACACAATATTTGACAATACTAGGGACTATTTGGGTTGCCCCGTATGTAAACAAATGGTATGCACTAGTCACAGGCGTTGTTTTGCTGATTATTTCTTTGTGCAAATCAGTGGGGTGGCTATGAACATTTATACATTAGCTTCTAAAACAGGACTTAGGACATACCAAGAGCAAGCACCCGGAATTGATGGTGTAGTTGGTAATTGGGAGGACTTGGAAAAGTTTGCCAAGCTGGTAGCAGCGCATGAGCGTGAGGAGTGTGCCAAGATTGCGGAAATCGCAGAGCCGTATCAAGCGGCTGATTTAATCAGAGCAAGGGGACAAGCATGAACATCTACATCGCCGTCCTTTATATGTGTCTGGGAGATACTTGCAATTTTATGCAGGGCAATACTTATCACAAATCAGAAAAAGATTGCAGGGCATCAATTGACGAACAGAAAGCACACTTAACACAAATTGCACAGGACGCTAACCAGAGCAAGATGACCACGCTGGAAGGCACTTGCGTATCTGTATCAGTAAAACCACCAAGAAAAACAATATGACAGGATATCAATCTAAAAAAGCAGCAGCTATGGACAAGCTAGCTGATGACGACATTCAGGTGTACAAAAAGCCTTGGGTAGACTTAACCAAAGAAGAGAAACAAGAATGCGTAAATCAAAGTATTTATCACACTGCTTGGTCAAGTGACGTTGACTTGGACACCTTGATTAACTTAATACAACAGAAACTAAAGGATAAAAATGAACATCATTGAATTAGCAAAGCAAGCGTATCTTTATTCCCCGAGCGTGGCGTGGACAATTGAAAAATCAGACACCTTTGTTGCTACGCACGACGGAGTACACGCCTTTGCCGCATTAGTAGCAGCACATGAGCGTGAGGCGTGCGCAAAGATTGCGGATGTTGCCGAGCCATACAAATGTGCTGATTTAATCAGAGCAAGGAGCAACACATGAGCGAAATGAAACCAACAACCAAACTGCGTTTTGTTGATCGCGTTGACTATGTGCAACGATGGGGCGACACAGATATGGAGCACACAGCCCCCGTCCTTCAGCAATGGTGGGAAACAAATAACACCATAAATCTTGGTTTTGGCGGGGAACTGCCAATAGGCGAAACAAAAGGCGAATGGCGCGATGTGCCAATTGAAAAGGAGCAATCATGACAGGCAAGTTGGTTGATGATCGGCGGGCTTACTACGAAAAGTTTGACGACTTGTATGCTGTTTATCTCAACGGTGTTTACGATGGCAAGAAAGCAGCACAGTCAGAGCAGGAGCGTAATTTTTGCCCTCGCTGCGGTAAGCGCACAGCAGACCTTACCGTTATCCACACTTGTACACCACCACAAGGGGAGAAAACATGAAGCAAGTCAAACTTTTTGTTGGCGTTGATGACTACGAAGTTGGTTTGGTGTTTACATGGAATGAATCTGAAAGTGCATGGGTCTGCAAGATGGATGATGACTTTATGCAAGAGCTTGGCGCATTGCCATTTGATGAGGAGAAATAAAATGGATGAAAAATATCAAGTAGGCGGAACACATTACACAGACATGCCAGTCCAACCGTGGGCTGTTATGCAAGCAACGCTTACGCCTGAAGAATTTCGTGGCTTTTTGAAAGGAAACATTATTAAGTACGCAATGCGGCAAGGAAGAAAGCAAGACAGCGATGACGCAAACAAGTGTTTGCATTACGTAACTAAACTAGAAGAGGTTAACAATGAAGATCGAAACAGTTGGTGATTACGCATACCCATGCATGATGGCGGAAAATTCGCTTAAGGAAGTACACCAGCTTATGCTGGCAAACAAATACGATGATGCCTTGTTAGGGTCAGCCATAACAGTAACTTACATCGCTGACATGATGGCCGCAATCAAAGAAATGAAAGCACGAGACTATGCCATTCGTACCACTAAATAACAATTCCACACACCGCAAAGACTTAAACGAAACGCTACCTTGGGAGCCGAGACATAGACTGCCAAACGAAGCGCCATCGTCGTCAATCAACATCTATAAATTGCCTGTGTACAAGCCCGAACCGCCGCAATCTGTACGGCGTGGCGCAGACGACCATAAACAATACGGAAGTAAAGGATAAGCATGAGCAGACCAAGACATCCTGAAATTAGAAAGTTGCTACATCAGTACCACGATGGGCTTACCGCAATGGAATTATCTGAACGACTGCAACTACTGCATGACTCAACGTACAACGCCTTGCGTAATATGCCCGATACCTACATTGATAGATGGACAGAAGCAAAACAAGGCCAGCCTTCACAAGCTGTATGGTGCGCCGTTGTCCCACCCGAAGACTGCCCAAAACCAACACCAAAGGTAAAAAATGACCGAACACGAAACAAACCTGAGAGACCTAGCGGCGATGTTCGCACTAACTGGGCTTTTGGCTCGTAACGACAAAGGAATAGCTATTGTCCCTATTGCGTTTGACATAGCCAATGAATTTATGAACGAACGAAAGGAACACAATGAACGCGATCAAAGACCTACCTAACTTTGCCGCATGGGAAACCAAAAATCTTGCTGACTTTTGTACCGATGCGTACATACGAATGCAAGAGCAGCAAGAAGCTATAGAACAATTGCGTTTGGATGTGCGTGATGCTATGGTGCAAGTCAGAAGACTTACCGTAACCATATCCAACTACTTAGAGGAACCACTATGACTATAGATACAACTACACCTGCCATGTGGGCTATTAGCAACAGCACGACAGGCTCAAGTATGACGACAGGAACTCATTTAGGCGCATCCGTATCGACCAGAAAATCTAGAAACTCTGTAGTGTTTAAAGGCACGATTGAAATCATGCAAGTCGCCAATGGCTTTGTGATGAACGTAGCTACCAAAGAAGGCTATGAGTACGACACCTATGTCGCGTCCACCATACAAGAAGTAAACGAACGCTTGGCAGCAACCATTGTCAGCTTCAGACTGGAACAACCATGAAACCAATTTACCTAGACTTTGAGACTTACTGGAGCGTAGAGCATACGCTTACTAGGATGTCCCCAACTGAGTACGTCATGCACCCTGATACGGAAATTATTTCTGTGTCGATCAAGGAAGGTGATGCACCTACGTACGTTTTGTTCGGGGAAGAAAACCTATGGCAGCATTTGCAATCAATGGACTGGTCAGATGCAATGGCTATTGGGCACAATATGTCTGGGTTTGACGCAATGATTTTGGCGATGCGTATGGGCATCAGCCCGAAGATGTATGGATGCACCGCCGCTATGGCCCGCAGCCGATACTCAAAGACCGCAGTTAGCTTGGGGGGTAAGCAGTTGATCGGGGTGTCGCTTAAGAAATTGGCTGTGGAACTGGATGTAGGGCGAAAGCTGGACTTGGAAGCCACTAATACTAAGGGTAAACACTTAGTTGACTTTACACCCGAGGAACTTGCCTCAATGGCAGAGTACAACAAGATAGATACAGACTTGTGTGCAGCTATATTTAAGATATTAGTTAGGGGTTTCCCTAAATCAGAGCTTATGCAGATTGACATGACTACACGGATGCTGGTTGAGCCGCAATTTGTACTGGACTACCCGATGGTGCATAAAGCCTTGGCTGAAGTCAAAGAAGAAAAGCGTACGTCATTGCGGGGGTTAGCTAATGCACTGGGAATTTCTAGTTACACCAGCACTACTTTGGAGACCGGCGTTTCAATCGAAGAGCAAATACGTACTGAACTGGCTAGCTCAAAGAAGTTTGGTGAGCTACTTGGGCGTTTGGGCATTGAAGTGCCGATGAAAGTTTCCCCTACCAACCCTGAGAAGATGACCCCTGCACTGGCTAAAACAGATGAGGCGTTTATTGCGTTGCAAAATCATCCAAACAAACTGATAGCCGAAGCCGCACGAACTCGACTTGAAGTTAAGTCAACAATCTTGGAGTCGCGCCTTCAAGCATTCTTGAATGCAGCAGAAGCATGTAACGGAAAGCTTCCAGTACCGCTTAAATACGCAGGAGCAGATACAACAGGTCGGTGGTCAGGTGAGCAATACAACATGCAGAATCTGCCAAGGATTGACCCAAAGAAGCCCAAGCCGTCTGATGCCTTACGTATGTCGCTTGCAGCACCACGAGGCCATAAGGTGGTTGTGGCAGACCTTTCCGGAATTGAGTTGCGTGTCAACATGTTTCTATGGAAAGTGCCGTACGCTATGGAGTTGTTTAGGGCTGATCCGGGAGGGGCAGACTTATATAGGTACTTTGCAGCCAATGACTTGTACAGTATCCCCGAAGATGAAGTTACCAAGAATCAACGACAGGTGGGCAAGATTTCCCACTTGGGGTTAGGCTTTGGTGCTGGTGGTGCTACGTTCCAAAAGGTAGCCAAGTTGATGGGCGGCATAGAAATGGATTTGGACGAGTCAACCAGTGTCGTAAACAAGTACCGCGACGCTCACCCTGAAATTGTAGGTGGATGGCGGGCGTTCCAAGACAACATTACCAATATCAAACAGGGCATTGAGTCTCAGATAGACCCGTGGGGGCATTGCATAGTTGAGAAAGAAGCTGTAAAGCTGCCGTCTGGACGTAAGATTTATTACCCTGACTTACACCGCCGACAGGAAAACGGCAAGTCGGAATGGTGGTACGGCAATAACCGGGCGCAAGCACGTATTTACGCAGGGAAAGGCGTAGAGAATTTGGTGCAAGCCTTGGCCCGCGATGTGATTGCGGAACATGCATTAACTGTGTACAAACTGACTGGGCAAAAGCCAGCACTCATGGTTCACGACGAGTTGGTGTACATCGTTCCGGAGGAGCAGGCACAAGAAACATTAGATACTGTACAAGGTGTAATGCGTAAGGGGGTGTCATGGTGGCCTGAGTTGATTACATGGTCAGAAGGTGACATTGGAAACCGTTATGGGGATGCAAAATAATGTTGCCAAACTTCAAAAACCTGATACAGTAGTGGCTACAAAATCTGTTCCTAGGCATCGAATAATGCTTTAGGGACGCTACTGCATTGGAGCGAAATGACCCAGCCCGCATGGACATATTCCCAGTTGGATACGTTTGAAACGTGCCCACGAAAGTTCTACCATTTGAAAGTAGTTCGGGACATTGTTGAGCCCCCAACAGTGCATACCGAGTGGGGCAAGAAAGTTCATACGGCGTTTGAAAACTTTGTTCTGCACGGGGAAATGCTGCCTGAAGGTATGGAGCAATGGCAACCGCTGGCTTACAAACTAGCGTTACTGCCGGGACAAAAACTTGCAGAGAAATCGTATGCGATTGATCGGGATTTTCAGCCATGCGATTGGAAAGCTGCATGGAGCCGGGGCATAGCTGACTTGGTTGTGATTCACAACAATAAAGCTGCCGTACTAGACTACAAAACAGGAAAGCGAAAGCCTACTGAACAGTTGTCTTTGTATGCTGCTTATGTGTTCCACCATCACCCCGAAGTTGACCATGTTACGACGGGGTTTGTGTGGCTGAAGGAACGCCGCATTGATTGGAACACCTACACCAGAGAAGACATTGCAACCATATGGCAAAACCTACTGCCCCGAGCCAAGAAATTGGACTCAGCGTACGAGCGTGACAAGTGGCCCGCAAAGACTTCCGGACTGTGCAAAGCATGGTGTCCAGTAACTTCATGCGAGTTCAACGGGAGAAAGACATGACTTACGACGCAAAGAAAAAAGCTTGGTGGGAGTGGCATAAAGAAAACCCTCAGGTCTGGTCTTATTTTGAACGCTTTGCACTACAAGCTGTTGACAATAAAAGAAAAAAGATTAGTCATTGGTTAATTGTTAACCGGATTCGTTGGGAGACCGCGATTATTACAACAGGTGAAGAATTTAAGATTAGCAACGATTACATAGCGTTTTACGCTAGATTGTGGAAGGCAAGATATCCACAATACGCTGATTTGTTTAACACCAAAAAGATGAAGGGTGAACCCTGATGGCTCAGACACCCGAAGGCAAAGTTAAAGTTGCAGTTCGTAAAGTTCTGAAAGAAAACAACGTATGGTTTTTCCAACCAATGCAAAACGGAATGGGTGTAGTTGGCATACCGGATTTTGTATGCTGCTACAAAGGAATTTTTCTGGCTATTGAAACAAAAGCGCCGGGCAAGATAGCAAACGTAACACCAAACCAAAGGAGAGTCATTGACGAAATACGATTACACAAAGGATGGGCGCTAGTTGTTGACGATGCGAAAGCAGTCAGCAGTGTGTTGGAGTTAATTAACTTGGAGATTTAACATGGTCATGTCCACTAAACAGAAATTGGAATACCAAAAAGCCTACAACGCTAAACCGGCAGAAGTTGCCAAGCGTGTGAAAAACAATGCAGCCCGCCGAGAAGCTATACGTGAAGGCAAAGCATCAGTAGGCGACGGTAAAGATGTTGCACACAAAAAGTCATTGGAAAACGGCGGAGCAAACACCAAGGGCAATACAGTTGTCCAAGACCGAGCAACCAATAGAGCATGGAGGAAAGGCAGTGGCAGTTACAACCCAGACAAATGAAGGAATTTGGGCTAAGCCCGCTACGTTTTTTGGTGAAAAAGTTCCTTGTGGAATTACACACATTGAGTTAAATCGGACACACCATACCTTTTACGACCACGAACTTAGATGGATAAACAAAAATGCAGAAATACACACTATGCCTTTTGAGCACACCGATGAAGCAATAAACGCAGCCTTGGTTGCAATGAAACTTACATGCTAATACACAAAGAAAAAAAGGCAGTCGTACTCAAACTTAAGAACCCCGCACGAGTAACGACTGTCATACCAACATCAGTTCTTGTAGAACACAAAGGGGATACGTTAGTAGCAGTACCGCATAGGCCAGACGAGACTAGGGTGCTGCGAAATTTAGGCTTTGAAGTTCCTGACCCGATGCCCATTCATTACGAATGGCCCAAGGTTAGCGGGAAGCATTTGCCATTTAACGCGCAGCGAGAGACTTCATCGTTTCTATCTATGCACAGTAGGGCGTTTTGCCTGAACGATATGGGCACAGGAAAGACTAACAGTGCCTTGTGGTCATACGACTATTTACGCCGAGTGAAACAGGTAAACAAAGTCTTGGTTGTCTGCCCTCTGTCCACGATGGAGCGCACATGGGCTGATTCGGTGTTTAACACGTTTCCTCACTTGGATGCTGTCGTACTGCACGGCTCACGAGAGCGTAGGGTTAAGCTGCTTAAACAAGACGTAGACATATACATCATAAACATTGACGGTCTATCTACCATTAGGAGGGAACTAGCCAACCGGGAGGACATTGACTTAGTAGTTATCGACGAGCTTGCGCTTGCAAGAAACTCCAGCACTGACCGTTGGAAAATTCTTAACGAGATTTGCAACAAGCAAATGCCAAGGCGTGTGTGGGGCATGACTGGTTCGCCAACACCAAACGCACCAACAGATGCATGGGCACAATGCAAACTGGTAACCCCAGACAACCCAGACATGCCAAAGTATTTTGGTGGGTTTAGGGATAAAGTTATGCGTCAGATAACACCCTTCAAGTGGATTGCCAAACCGAATGCAAACGATGTGGTGTATGGGATGATGCAGCCGTCCATTCGTTACTCATTGGATGACTGTACAGACTTGCCCGAGCAGACATTTATTACCCGTGATGTGGCAATGACTACTGAGCAGACCGCAGCGTACAAAGACATGTTATCTAAGCTAGCAACCGAGTACGCAGGCGGGCAGATTTTGGCGGTTAACGAAGCAGTGAAAACCAACAAGCTGATTCAGATTGCTTGCGGTGTCGCGTACGGGACAGATGGCTCTAGCATTTCCATACCATGCAAACCTAGAATCGAAGTCCTGAAGGAGTTGATTGAAGAGTCTGAGGGCAAAGTGATTGTGTTTGTTCCTCTTACCGGAGCGCTAGAAATGGTTGCTAAAGAAGTTGCAGCCGTTGCCAGTGTAGAAATTGTGCATGGCGGCACTAGCAAAAGCAATCGTGACCGTATTTTTAGCGACTTCCAAAAGCAAACCGACCCGAGAGTAATAATTGCCAACGCATCCACTATGTCCCACGGGTTAACCCTAACTGCGGCGTCCCTTGTTATTTGGTACGCTCCAGTCCACAGCAACGAGACGTATGAACAGGCTTGCGCTAGAGTTCGACGACCCGGGCAAACACGGACAACGGTGATCGCACACATTGCCAGTTCCGAGGTAGAGCGGCGCGTGTATAAGCGCCTACAAGAGCGGCAGTCCATGCAAGGATTGCTATTGGAATTAATGAAAGAACGACCTGAATAGGAGGCCACCACTGAAATTTACGTACCCCGATATCAACCAAGGAAAAAACTATGAAACTATCAGAAGCAGTAGAAATTTATATCAAGCTACGCGATCAAAAAGTGCAGATTAAAGCGGAATTCGATGCTAGGATTGCGCCCCTGAACGAAAAAATGGAAAAACTAGAAGCCAAGCTTTTAGAAGTGTTTAACAAGACAGGCATGGATTCGGTGAAGACTGAATTCGGTACAGCATATGCCTCAACCCTGACAACGGCCAGTGTTGCTGACCGTGAAGTTTTCATGGAATACGTGAAAGCAAACGAGGAATGGAGTCTGCTTGAAATCCGGGCATCAAAACCGGCAGTTGAGCAGTTCCGGACTGAGCACCAAGACATCCCACCCGGGATTACCCTGAGAGAAGAGCGTGTGGTAAAAATCCGCCGTTCCAACTAACTTTAACCATCGACCATATAAATACCATGAACATCATCCCCTTTGACTCCAATAAAAATCTACCAGCTTTCCTGAAAAACATTGACATTGCAGCCCTGAATGCTGACTTGACATCCCATGCGGGTGCAGGCTTTCCAGTAATCTCCTTGAAGGGCAAGACGTTTTCTGTAGTGCGTGATGGTGAGCGGGAAATTCAAATGAATCCCAAAGACCCTGAAAGCGCAGCAACTAGCCTCAACGTGGTGTTGCTCAAGGCAAACAAAAACACCAGCAAAGTGTTTTACCTCAAGGGCTACGACAAAGATAGCGAAGGCCAAAAGCCTGACTGCTATTCCGCCGACGGTGTTACTCCAGCAGCCGATTCGCAGAACAAACAATCTGCCAAGTGCGTAACGTGTGCCCACAACCAATGGGGTTCCCGCATCAGCGAAAAAGGCGCTACTAAGGGTAAGGCTTGCAACGACACTGTTCGGATGGCTGTAGCCCCCAACGGGCAGATCAACGACCCCATGCTGTTGCGTGTACCACCCGCATCAATCAAAGCACTGGGCGAGTACGGCAAGATGCTGGCAAAACGCGGAGTTGGCTACAGTATGGTTGTGACCAAGGTTGGTTTTGACTTGGAAGCCGAGTCTCCCAAGTTGATTTTTAGCGCAGTTGGTTTGTTGGATGACCAAGGTTTTGCCGAAGTGCAGGACATTGTAAATTCTGATATCGTGTCCAATATCTTGGGCTCAACCGAAACCGCTGTAATCACTGCACTTGCCGCCGCCCCTGAAGCCGAAGAAAAAGCAGCAGCACCTAAAGCGGAAGAAGCCCCGGCTCCAAAACCAAAAGCAAAAGCAAAACCTGTTCCGATTGAGGAACCTGAACTTGACCTCGACGGAATCAATTTCGACGACTAAAGGTTAGGGTATACCCTAGGGAGCCCGCTTGCGGGCTTCTTTTGTTTTTAAGGAGTAAGTATGTATATGTTAAGCGGGGTGAACTATGGACACCCTTGAATTTCTAAAAACCATATTGCCTGAACATGGGATTCATTACCTTGCGTTGTGGAAAGAAGGCTACAGGTTTCCGGCGCACAAGGCGTACATTGACCTTGAGACAATGGCAGCAGCCGTTGATGGGATGGCTAAAAGCAACTCAATATCCATATTCCATGCTTGCGCTACCTATCAAAAAGCTGTAATTGAATCCGAGGAAGTAGAGGGTAAAACTAAACGACATTACCGAATACCAGAAAACTGGGATAGAGCCCGATCTTTTTGGCTTGACATTGATTGTGGTCAAGATAAATTTACACAAGGTCATGGCTACCTGACCAAATCTGACGCTGCAAAAGCTATATTTGGGTTTTCAAAAACCATTGGTTGGCCTAAACCCATGCTAGTGGATTCCGGAAGCGGGCTTCATGCGTACTGGCCCTTGTCAAAGGACATTAAAGCTGAGTCGTGGAAGAAGGTAGCCACCCTACTTAAAGCAACATTGGCGTACTTAAATGTATTGGCAGACCCAACGCGGACTGCGGACTTCAGTTCCATTTTGCGACCCGCAGGTTCATTTAACCGCAAGGGGGATACACCTAAAGGTGTCATTGTCAAATCACTGGGAACACCTACTGACCCCAAAGATTTAGCCGTAGCCCTGAGCAAGTACGTTACCGACAACAACGTAAAACTGATTAGGGAAAACCCTAGTAAGGCGGTATACGCAGACATTAATTCTGACTTAACTGGACACTTAGCGTCATACCCTGACGTACCGCTAGACGCAAATGTAATGGCTGACAAGTGCGGCCAAGCCCGAGCAATGCGCGATACCAAGGGTGATGTTGGGTATGAGCCGTGGCGCAGGATTGTTGGCTTGCTTACTTTTTGCGAAAATGGAAGAGCCCTAGCCCAAGCATGGACAGAAAATCGGGAAGCCACTAATCACTCAAACCTTGACTGGGATGTTCGATACGACAGTTGGAACGCTGGCGCACCGTTATGCACCTCATTGGAAGCCTGTAACCCCAAGGGGTGCGAGGGCTGTGAGTTCAAAGGCAAGATCGCAAGCCCATTGGCACTGGCTAGGGTTATCCCTATAAACCAAGAGATTACAACCGAAGTAGTCGCAGAGTCAGGTGAAGTTGAGCAGACAGTTGCATCCCCGCTACCGCAAGGTTATTTATGGGATGGGAAGTTACTTAGCCGCCTACTACCAGACCGGGATGGAGTTTTAGTTCCGCTATCGTTTTGCGAAAATTTGTTTTACCCTATCACGCGCATTCGTGGAGAGGACGGCACGTTTCGCTACGGCATTCGGTTCCACTTGCCTGATAAACGTATACGGGATTTCGAGATTACTGGTGAGTCGGTAGCATCCCCAGTTGACTTACTTAGGGCACTAGCCCGCTATGAACTAACCAAGAGCAACCACAAAGACGCAGGAAACCACATGGCAGCATACTTACTTGACCAGCTTCAAGCATTAAAACGCCGAATAACAGAAACCAACACACTTACATCATTTGGTTGGAAAGACGGACACAAAAGCTTTTTGCTTGGGGATAATTTGTACACGGAGGACGGCAGCAACCATAAGGTTCTGATTGGCGGCAACGCTCGGGAAAGATCAGCTACATTCGCCAATACGGCGGGTTCATTGGAGAAATACTCGGAGTCGCTTAACTATATGTATAGCCGCCCGGCGGCAGTCCATTGGCAGTACGCCATTTGCGCTGGCTGGAGTTCACTGCTATCGCACTACTGCGAAGACTTGTACAAGGGGTTGATTCTTGCACTTCATGGTGGGCAGACTGGGCGAGGCAAAACAACCGTATGTCATGCCGCACTTGCAGCCTTTGGGTCACCCGCTAAGCTGACGCTTAATTCCAAAGACGGGTTTACCACCAATGCTCTGTGGGCTACGCTCGGTGTGTTTAACAACATCCCCGTACTGGTAGATGAATTGACTGCGGTTGAGCCATCAGTGTTTAGCGACATTGCGTACGGCGTGTCTAACGGGCAAGACCGCATTCGTATGGTGTCCAAGAACGGCGGGGTTGTGTTTGCAAAGTCATCCGAGTGGCGGCTTAACCTGTACATCACTGGCAACAAAGACTTTCATGGACTGCTGGCAGCTAATCAAGCCAACTCACAAGCGGAAGCGGTTAGGCTGATTCAACTTAGCGTTGATCGGTACGCACCACTCATGCTTGTCGAACGTAGCTTGTACCCAGATACAGAAGAAGGTTTTGACGACTGGCAAACTGCATCGTCACTGGTTGCGTCAGAGCATATTAAGAAGATGCAAGCTAACAGCGGTCATGCTGGGGTAGCGATGGTGAAGTACATCCTTGCCAACCATGATGAAGTTTCCAAGATGATGGCAGAAATGCTTGCGAAGTTTACCCATTTACTGCCTAGCCCAAAGTATAGGTTTTACAGGGCGCACAGTGCTTGCACAATTGTCATATCAAGAATTTCCAATAAACTTAACATTACCCAGTTTGATGTTGACGCGCTGTACGATTTTACTTGCAACCTTATTAGCGACTTGGCCGAGTCGGTCATGGAAACTAATTCAATTTCCGCCGAAGACGCGTTTCATCGGATGGTCAGCAACTTAGGTTCGCGCATCCTAGTTACCACAGAGTATCGCCACCGCAGGGATGGACGAGGGCCGGAAACGCCAAAGAATCGGATTGTGGGCGATGTAGCCGGGCGATACATACTTGGTACAAACAACCACAAGGAGTACGCCGGTCACTTAGCGTTGTCGCAGAAAGAAGTCCGCGACTGGTGCATGAAAAATCGTATTGATTTCCAAGAAATGATGGGCGCGTTGACCAAGGAGGGGGCGCTTGTAAAGCAAGGCGAGAAGTTTACGATGACTCGGGGGACAGACTACCCAATGATTCAACAACGCTGCGTTATCGTAGACACGTTGAAACTAGATATTGATTCTATTGCCCCAGCACTAGCGCTGGTATCCAGTCAGTTCGACGGGGAAGCGATAGGTGATGTATGATTCAAGGGCTGGCCGTCAAGCCAGTATTCCTTGATTGATGGTATTTGGGGGTGTAAGAAATTACACCCCCTTTCTTTTGCAGTTACTTCTTCATGCCCTTGTGCATTCCGGGCTCCATTTTCTTTTCCATAGCAGCGTAGGCTTTTTTGCCCGGAGCCATTTTCTTCTCTTTGGCTTCCATAACTTTGGACTCGCCTTTACCAAAAGGGTTTGCTTTTTTAGCGTTGTGGGTAGCGGTACGTTCACCGCGCATTGGCATAGATTTCATGATTTCTCCAATTAAAGTTAACGAAAGTTTGCGGTTACCATTTCACCTTATTAGCCCAGTAGGCCGCAGACATTGGCCCTTTTGCAATGTTCTTGGCATGTCGTGCCTTGAACGCATCGTTTCGAGCAGACCCATCAGGACTGCCCTTAGCCCCCTGTTGACCGAAGTGAATTGTCTTCACCTGATCGCCAACCTTTGCCACTACAACATGGCTTTTTTTAGGATTGTTGGGAGTAGCCTTGGGTTTGTTATACCCCGATACTCCGACTCGCTCTAGCCTTGGGTCTTTGCTCATAATTCAGCCTCTTCCATTACGGCACGTTTGTTTGCTTTAGTAAATTGAACACCGCCAGCGGTATCTTTTTCGCGTTGCCGTTGAGCTTGGGGAGCCTTAAGCAGCGTCGAAAGAGGTTGCCTAGTGTATCCTTTTTCCATACGAACTTGTTGCAGTTTCATCCACGCTTCCCGAGCCTTTGACGCATCTTCGGAATCGCCTTCGCGCATTGCCCTGACGTAATCTTTTGTGATTTGCTGTGCGCGGTCTTTAAAACGCTGGTCTTGATCTCGAATAACTTGCTGGCGCTCATAAACTCGAGTTTGCTCTACCGGGCTAATACCAATAGCTTGCAGCGCTGTATCAACCCCACTAACTTCTTCAGGAGGTAAAACAACATCCCCGTTACGCCGGGTCATACCTTCGGTAGAAATCCGGTAGGCTTTCATTGCGTCCCCAACACCCTTGGGCATCATGCGCTCTAAACCTTTATACCAATCACCGGACATCATCAGTCCCAATCCATCCACTTGGTTGGCGATCATACCTAAAGAAGCCCCACCGACCAAAGTTCCAAACGTCTGGGCCAACCCGGCTTTAGTCGTTACATCCGCATTGTTGAACGGCAATACCGACAACATATTTCCCGCTCCAACTTTTCCTGAAATATCCATTCCAGCGAGAGTGGGCGCACCCCTCAAAACAAGGTTTGATGTACCTTCGTCTCCAATGGCTTTACGAATTTCTTCTTCAACATCGTACTTGTCATCCTCGTCACTAAACATTTTGCCGATAGCCCATGCTATTGCGGAATAACCCGGAAGACCCATAACCCCAGCCAAAGTCGCAGTGTGGCCGAGCGAGTAGCCCAAAGCCTTCAAAGCCGCAGCGCGTTCTCGACCTTGCAAAGCATCTTTAATTAGCTTGGCATGGAAAGCCAACTGGATAAGCTGAAACTTGCGGAACTGCAACATAACCTTGCCGACTGGGTTGTTGAATGCCCGTGGCGCGTTAAACGCGGTGTAGTCACCGTGGGTGTCCGTCAGAATTTGGTCAGCGTAATCTAGTGCTTTAGTCTTGTCATTTGTTTTGGCTAACTCTAGACGATAGGCTGCAATGCCGCTCGACAAACGATTGATAGACTCAACTTTCTGAACAGCCAAGCGCATGGCTTTATCCACGGAATTAAGTTTTTCCCGAACGTAGCCTTCACCTTCAACTCGGAACTCACCAATCTCGCTATCCAATCCAATATCAATCTTGCCGCGATTGACCAACTCTTTGATTGCATCACGCACATCCGCAGGTACTTTGCTGAAGTCAAACTGTTGTTTAAGCAGTTTGCTGCCCTTCATCACATCACCCAGTTCCGTATACGCTTTAAACAACGCACCCGAAGCTTCTGTGTAGCCGTGACGCCCTGCCATAGAAGGCACAGTCATAATCCAAGGCTGGGTTAAGTTCTGTAGGTAGTACGCAGGGCTTGTTGCCAAGAAATACAACGACGAAACTCTAGTCAGTTTGTTAGTCCAAGGGTTTTGATGGTAGTCCATCGACTGAATATACCGACGCGATAACTCATTAAAGATTTCAGATTTACGTTCGCGGTTTCCAGTCTTAGCGTCGTTACGCATTTTCTGAAGTGATTTTTGCACCTGTGGGTTGTACTGCACCGAAGCCATCAACTGAGCATCTGCGCGGCCTTGTTGGGCAAACGACTGCACCATATCAACTTCACCGGCTACCCCACGACGGCGCATTTCGGATTTACGAGCGCTGTTTTCTGCCAAGGCTTCCAAGTACATTTGGCTGATAACACCAAGCAGTTTGGACGACGATTTATCTCCGGCTAAATTTTCGGTTGCGGCTGCTGCTTCCACACGGGAACGCATACTAGCAAGTTCGCGCAAAGCACTGGCCCCGCCATATAGACTATTTACAGCATCATCGCGCTCAAGTATCTGCACATCTTGGAAGAAACCTTGGTCTTGAAGTTGCGACTGCAAAGTACGAGCGTCCCACTTACCATCAGTAAAACTCACATGGTAATGGTTTGGGTCAGACTCCAACTCTTTAATGCGCTTGGTATTTTTAGCCAACTCCGCTTGTATGTACTCAGTAGATTTTGCAACAACCGCATTGCTGCCAGTACGTTTAATTGGAGCATAGGGTAAACCCTCACGAACTTTAAACAAAGTTTTGAACCGCTTGAGCGTGGCAGCTTTTTCAGATTCCAGTTTTGCCTTAACCACAAGGTCGCCCGCATCTTGAGCCGCCTTAATCATGGCATCGTACTCAGTTACAGCAGAGTCCAGTACAACTTTCTTTTTCTGGGCCAGCACAGTTGCACCG